AAAAAAGTTTCATTTAACGCTTCAATGACATTATGTGCATATGACAAAGATTATAAATTCATTAATACTGTTAATAGAAATAATGGTCAAGTTCCAACTGGGACAATGTATGTCAGATTTGATATTAAAACAGAAGAAAAAGATAAAGCACAGATAGAATTATCCGAAAACGCAACAACTTACGAACCATACAAAGAACAGACCATACAGCTACCAGTCACCCTTAATGCAATTCAAGTCTCAAGTGGTGGTAACGTCACAATCAACGGACAGCAGTATGTTGCAGATTATGTGGATGTTGAGAAAGGAAAATTGTATCGAAAAGTAAAGCGAATAAACTTGAAAGATTTTTCTAATGAAAGAGTAACGCATGGTTTCCATTCAAACGGAAATGGTTATTTATCATACCCAATAATAGGTAAAAGAGACAGTAAACCTATATCGAATCTATATATTGGTTCGAAGTGGACTAACGAAAGTGGGTATGTGTACATACCTAACGACAGTAGCATTGTTTTTGTTGATGATAGATTTACGGATAAGGAAACAGCAATTAAATTAGTTCAAGACACATATGCAATTTATGAATTATCCTCACAAACAGAAGAAGACTTATCGATTGAACAAATCAAATCTCTAAAATTACTATCCACATATTATCCAGTAACCAACATCACAGTTGGTTCAGAGCAGTTGGACGGATATACAGTATTTAACTATCCAATCAGTATGGAGAACGGTTGGAATTATGTAAAACAACAGTTAAACGACAACCGAGATTACATCTATGATATGGATTTGCAATCCGCAGAAGCATATGTAAATTCAGAATATGCAGTAACATTGACAGAATTGGAGGTATGATTATGTTATATAAAACATTACTGAAACTTAAAGAGAGAAACGGTCTAACAGACGATTTAAAGAATAAGATTGATATTTTCTTTGCGACTGGCAGGATTACTGAGGAACAGTACAATGAGCTGATGGATATTAATAAGGAAGAAGAATCAAGAATGGAATTTAATTAATTTATAAAAAGTAGTATTTGACAAAAGAAATAAAAAATGTTATATTTAATATAAAATAAGAGATAACAACATTAATGAAGGGAGATATAGTAGATGTTAAAGGGAAAAAGGATAAGAGAGTTAAAAAGAGTGAAGAATGTACAGGAGCAGAGTTTAAAAGGTGTACATGATGATTATATGATAGGTTTATACAATGGATTAGAGTTAGCCGTTGCAATTATGGAAAATAGAAAACCTGTATATTTATCTTGTATAAAAGAGCCAGAACAAATTGAGAATGTAGAAAAACAAGAAGTAGGGAGAACTTGTTATAATGGTGTTATTACAAGGAAGAAAGTTGAGTAATTAAGCTTGACAAAACATAATAATAAGTTCTTTTGTATATAAGGTCTATAAATTTTTATATATAATAGAGGTGCTTATATGATTGATAATAGTTTTGTTATTGGATATGGTGTAATTGCATTGACAGCAATAGTTGGTTTATTTACAACATTGTATAAGCCACTAAACGAAAACACAAAACAAATGACAGAGTTAATAGTTAAGATGGGAAAGCTTACAGAAGAACTAGAGAAGCATAATAAAGAATTTGAAGAATATAAAAAACATGTTAGTAAATCACAACAAAAACAATGGGATGAAATAAACACACATGGAAAGGAAATCATAGAGTTAAAACATGACTTTGAAATGTGCAGACAAGAAAATGGAAAGGAGAACAAACATAATGTTTAAGAATTGTGTATTTAAACCAGATGTGAATACAATTAAGTGGTGTAAGGCAACAGGAGTTAGAGCAATTAAAACAATGGCACAAACAGCAGTCGGTGTTATTGGTGCAGGAACGGTAATTAGTTCTGTAGATTGGAAGATGGTGGTATCTGCTAGTGTTGTAGCAGGTGTTGTGAGTGTTTTAACAAGTATTGCAGGTATTCCAGAAGTAGGTGTTAATGATGAAAACATTTAGAGCAAATGGCGAAGGAATGAAAATTGTAAAAAGGTTTGAAGGGTGTCAGTTAAAAGCCTATAGGGATGAAGTAGGAGTTTGGACTATTGGATATGGTATTACAAATTCTGACAAGAGTATCACAGGCAGAACAATCAAAAGGGGTATGAGGATAACAAAAGATACCGCTAACAAATGGCTTTTAGAATCTCTTAGAAAGAAATATTCGCCTTTAGTTAACAAATATGATAACATTTATCATTGGAATCAAAATGAGTTTGAAGCACTTGTTTCGTTTTGTTTTAATATTGGAAGTATTAAAATGTTAACGGCAAATGGAACAAGAACAAAGAAGCAGATTGCAGAAAAAATGTTATCCTATAATAAAGCAGGTGGAAGGGTTTACAGAGGTCTTACAAGACGTAGAAAAGCTGAAAGGGCATTATTCTTAAAGGCAGTAGAACCAACTACTTATAAGGATGTATTTCCTGTATTGCCACCGAGAGGATATTTCCAAATTGGTGATGGGTACAAAACATATACAGAATATCCAACACAGATTAAGAGAGTACAAGAATTACTTAATTGGTTGGTAGATGCCGATTTGAAGATTGATGGTAAATATGGAGAAAGTACAGCAAAAGCAGAAGAGAAAGCACAGAGATTGTTTAAATTAACCGTTAATGGCAAGTTTGGAAAGTCTACATTAAACAAAGCAAAGAAATATAAAAAATAGCAATTAGCACCCTTTGGGGTGCTATTGTAGTATATGGATATAAAAAAGGAGTAGTAAAAGATGAACATTGATGTAATAGGATTAGAAAAACAAAAGTCAAATGATTGTTTAATTGCCGCTAAAACATTCCCATATTTTATTTTTGGAAATTTTATCAAAGGAGATAGAGGGAATATTTATAGAAATGAAGTTTATGAGTTAATCCAATATTTTTTAGATTATCAGTGTGGGGCAGATTTTAAGCCAGAAGGGGCAAAGGGGGATTATATTCCATCAAATTACAGGTTTAAAAAGATAAAAACATTAATTGATAAAGAAGCAAGATTCATGTTTTCGCAACAACCAGAAATCAAGGTAAAGGCAAGGTTGACAGATGATAAAAGTTTGCAAGATGTTGAGTATCTGCAAACAGTAGTAAATGAGGTATTAAAGAATAGTGGCTTTTCTAATCTTTTGTTACAAAGTGCAAAGGATTGTTTTGTTGCTAAAAGGGTAGCCGCATTAGTAGATTATTCAGAAGACGATGGAATCGCAATCCATTTTTATAACAGCTTGCAGTTTTACTATGAGTACCAGTATGGAACAAATAAGTTAATCAAATTTGTTTCGTTTGAATGTGTTGAACAGGATATAACAGTTGGAGGCTCATTGTATTTGGTGAATGAATATACTGTTCGCAATGGTGTTGTTTACATGAGTTCCGCAATTTACAAAGGTTCAGGGGTTTTGTCGGAGCAGTTAATTGAGGAACATAAAACAGATTTAAAACAAATACCTGTGGCAATTATTATTAATGATGGAACATTAATGAATAAAAGAGGTATGTCAGAGGTTAGGCAGTTGACAGAAGGAGAATCAATCTATAGCAAGTTAGCAAATGCAGATGTAGATTGTGTTAGAAAGGGAATGAATCCGATTAGATATACTGTAGACATGAGTAGAGAAACAACAAAGAATCTTAGTTCTTCCGCAGGTTCTTATTGGGATTTAGAACATAATATGAATTTAGATGAACCAACTCCGATGATTGGAACATTGTCACCCGATATGGGGCATACAGAAGCATTAAAGAATACGCTTGACAGAATCAATTCTGAAATGTACAATGAACTTGACATTCCAAATATTTCTGAGGAAACATTGGTGGGAACAATTACAAGCGGTAAGTCAATCAAAGCATTATATTATTCTTTAATGGTTCGATGTGATGAAAAATTTAAAACATGGAAACCGGCAATAGAAAACATAATAAAATTTGTTTTAGAAATTGTTTTGCTAAATAAAGACATGACAAAAACGATTTATGAGATTCCACAATTAAATGATGTTGAGTATGATATTGTAATCAATGAAAAATATGCATTATTGGATGATGAATTGGAGGAAAAATCTTCTGACATGGAAGAGGTGCAAAATAATTTACGTTCTGTAAAATCCTATCTGAAAAAACATAGACATGAAGATTTAATAACCGACCAACAAATTGACGAAGAAATTTTACAGATTGTTTATGAAAAGAGTATGTTCGATGGAGCGATTGTAAATCCTGTTTTAGAGGATAGAACACAGGAAGAGGGAGCAAACATTGAAGTAAATAAACAGGTTGAAGAAGAAGAAATAAATCAGAAATTGGAAGAATAGTTATTGACAAATAATAAAAGTTGTGTTAATATATAATTACAAGAAAGGGGAAACAAAAGGTGGTGAAATGGCACGACAAAAATTTGATTTAAAGTCGGCTGAGGAAATTAGAAGAACATTAACAAAGAAACAGGAAAAACAAATATATCAACTTTATTTAGATATGTATAAGGATGTGTCTAAGAAACTAAAGAAGATAGGTAAATATAACAAACTGGAAAAAGTCCAGTTGATTATGTTAAAGCGAGAGATAGAACAACAGATAAAACAAATTGATAAGGAATTGAAAACAGGAATAAAAAACAGTATTAGAGATATATCAAGGGTGGTGGTAGAAGACACAAGAAAATTTTTAAGTAAATGTGGATTTAAAGATATAGAGCAAGCTTTTTATTATGTTCCAGATACGATTGTAAAAAGAATCGTTTCTGGTGATGTGTATAAAGGAGATTGGACGTTATCTAAAGCCATATGGGGGCATACAAGAGATTTTAATACAAAGCTAGATAGAATCATAGCGAATGGTACAAAGTATGGTAAAAGTGCTTATGAGATTGCTAGAGATTTAGAGCAGTATGTTAACCCACAACAGGCAAAGAAAAGCAAAGTAATTAAGTTCCAACAATATAAAAGAGATAGCAAGGGTAAATTCGTCTTAGATAAAGATGGAAAAAGAATACCAGAAGGAAGACAGAAAACATTTTATTTTGGAAATGTAGATTACAATGCACAAAGGTTGGCTAGAACAATGATAAGCCATGCATATCAACAAAGTTTTGAAATGGTAAATAAAAATGACCCATTTGTAAAAGGGTACATATGGCATAGTTCGGGGCAACACGGCAGAACTTGTCAGTTGTGTTTAAGTCGTGATGGAAGGTTATTTCAGAAAGACGAGTTACCGCTAGACCACCCAAATGGTATGTGTACATTTGAAGCATATATACCAGATGATATGAGTACAATAGCTGACAAAATAGGTAAATGGTATAGTTCACCTGTAGGAACATATCCAGATATAGATAAATATGCGTTAGATTTTATGGGAGAATAAAAGATGAATACAAATGTAGTGTGTGATAAGTGTAGACATAATAACGTAGTTGGAAAAGGAAATCTAAAACAGAAGAAAGTAGTTGTTTATAGACAGGGAGGAAGGATTGTTTTAAATATAATATATTTTGTTTGTTTAGAATGTAAATCAATCGTAGTCGTACAGATTGATAATGAAGAAACATTAAAAATAAAAGAATCATTATCAAGAACAATTATGCAGGCAGTAGAAGTAAAAAGAAAGGGTGACAAGGTAGGAAAGAAATTAAATTCTAAAAGAATTCGATTGACAGAATCATTAGAGAAAAAGAGAGAAAAGTTATTAGAAAAGCATAAAAAAGAAGTAGAAAAAGTATTGACAGAAAGTTAAAGAGGTGTTATAATATGAGAGTAATATGTGATGGGTGTAAGAAAGAGTTTAAAATTAAACTTAAAAACAAAAAGGTAGGAGCATATGAGATAACTTATTTTAAGTGTCCGAAATGCAGTAGAGAGTACACTGTAGCATATGACAACAATAAAACAAAAAGTTTAAGACTGAGAATTAAAACAGTCTTGGAAACACTTAATCATAATCCCGATGAAAGTGTAAGGATGAAAAAAGAAAGAGAGCGAGTTTTTCTTGTGGAAATGTTAAAGCAGGAAGAAGCAAAAATAAAAACAAGCATAAAAGGAGAGTAGTTATGGAAGAAAACAAAACAAATCCAAACATTGACGAGACAAATGCAGGAGAAAACAAAACAGAGGTAAATACAGAGCAGAAAGAAAACAAAACCGAAACAAATAAAATTAATGTTGAGGAAACAAAGAAGCAGGGTGTAAATGAAATCTTAGCCGCCTTAGGTGTGGATAGCAAAGAAGATTTACAGACGATTGTGAGCAAATATCAGCAAGAGCAGGAAAATAAAAAGACAGACTTAGAAAAAGCAAATGATTCTAATAAAACTCTTACAAAGAGACTTGTTGAGGAAAAGGAGCGTGCTGATATTGCAGAAGCGAAATTAGCCGCTATTACGTTAGGAGCAAAGCCAGATTTAGTTGATGATTTAGTAATTGTTGCTAAGTCAAAGGCAACAGAGGATAAAAAGATTCTTGATGTTATCGAGGAAATCAAAAAGAGCAATAGCGGTTCTGTTTATTTTGTTTCAGAGGAAGAAAAGAAAGAGGATAAAAAGAGAAGAACAGTAACAAGAACAAATTCAAAAATGCAGGAGAAAAAACAGAAGGAAGAAAAAGAAGAAGCGGAGGGCGGTCTTGCACAGAGATTATTTGCAAGAAAGCAAACAACAAAAAGCAGTTATTTCTCACATAGTTAGGAGGGTGAACAAAATGTTTAATCAAACAGGAATCAAAACAGAAAAGTATGGAAACATTACGCAAATTCTTAAAAATGTAGAATTGCAAGAGTCAGTTGGAGTTGTTGTTGATGATTCAGTGGCAACGGCTGATAGTTTAGGAAGAAAGATTGTTAAGGCAGGAACACCATTAACTGGTGACCTTGACAACAGAACAACAGCGTTTACAGCGGCAAAAGCAGGTTCTTCTACTGAAAAGTCTGATGCAGTAGGAGTTCTTCTGCATGATGTGGATGTAACAACAGGGGATGCAAATGGAACACTTTTGATTTTTGGATTTGTTAATACAAATCGTATTGATGCAACAACAAAAGCAAAGATTACAGAGCAGGTAAAAGAAGCATTACCGATGATTAAATTCATCGCTTGTTAGGAGGAAATAAGATGTCAATTTTTGATTTAATTATCAGTGGTGAGATTGTCGCCTATTGGGAATTATTACAACAGCATTTAGAACCTTACATGGGGCAGGAGTTATTCCCAAACAATAAAAAGTTAGGATTAAAATTACAGTGGTTAAAAGGTGCAAAAGGGTTACCGATTGTTTTAAAACCAAGTGCTTTTGATGCATCTGCAATTCCAAGACCAAGAATCGGATTTGAGAAATTATCCGCAGAAATGCCGTTCTTTAAAGAATCAAAATATGTTGATGAAGAAATGCGGCAGGAGTTAAATAAAGTTATTGAAACAGGAAATCAGAGTATTATTGATTCCATTGTTAACATGATTTTTGATGATGAAATGGAACTGTTAAAAGGTGCGGCGGCACAGAGAGAGCGTATGAGAATGATGGCTCTTACAACAGGTGCTATTGCTATGGAGGGTAATGGACAGGTTTATGAGTATGATTATGGTATGCCAGAAGACCACAAGAGTAATGTAACAAAAGTTTGGAGCGACCCTTCGGCATCAATTCTTACGGATATTAGAACAGCAAAGGATAAGATTCTTGAGGATACAGGGGTTGAGGTAACAAGAGCAGTTACATCGTCAACAGTTATGGGGTATTTCAGAAAGAATACAGAAATTAAGAAATCAATTTTTGTTCTTACAGATGGAGAAGGTTTTTTATCAGATGCGAAAATTAAGCAGTTTATTCTTGACGAATTAAACATTGAAATCGCAGTTAATGATAAGAAGTATGTTGATGAAAGTGGAGCTGTACAGAGATATGTTGAAGATGATGTTTTTGTTTTATTCCCAAGTGGAAATTTAGGGCAGACATGGTTTGGAACAACACCAGAAGAATCAGACCTTATGTCTTTAGCGGCTTCAAATGTTAAGATTACTGATACAGGAGTTGCGGTTACAACAATGGCGAAGGAAGACCCAGTAAATGTTGAAACAAAAGTTACACAGATTTGTTTACCAGATTTTCCAACAGCCGACCAAGTGTTTATTTACTCCGTTGACCAAGTTTAGAAAGGGGGAGTAAAAAATGTTTGTAACAATTAGAAAACCAACAAAACCTAATATGTTAAAGGTTACTATGAAACAATATGAAAACAAATACAAAAGATTAGGTTACATGATTGTTGGTGGTAGCATGAAGACAGAAGAAGTGGAAGAACCAGAGCATGAAGTTGTTGAGCAAAATATTATCGAAGAAGATTCAGAAGATATTGAATCTATTCCGATTAGTGAAATGAACAAAGAACAACTTATGAGATTTGCAAAGGTTCATAACATAAATACAAAGAGTGCTAAAAACGTAGCAGAAGCAAGAAGAATTATTCAGAGAGCAGTTAAAGAAGCAAAAATGTAAAAAGGTTGTGTGTTTATGGATGCACTGAAAGAGTTAAAAATGAATGTAAGGGAAAACATAATCCCTTACTTTTCTGATGAAGAATTAGTTTATTATTTAGAAAAGAACAATGGGGATGTAAGAAAGGCAAGTTATGAGTGTTTAATTTTAAAGGCAGAAACAACAGGTTTAGACGTTAGTGGAATCTCAACAAAAGATTCTTCTTCTTACTTTAAAATGTTAGCACAGAAATATGTAACACCAAACACAGGTACATTGTTATGAGAAATTTGAAATTTGAACTATACAAGATTGTAAGAGAAATACAGATGCATGGAGAAACATATCACATAAACGAATTAGTTTGTGATGAATATGGAAAGCCAACAGGAGAACAAAAGAGTATCGTTGATGTAAGAGGACTTTTTCATACATCAAAGGGTTATATAACAAAAAACATTTCAGATGGGACAAAAACACATTCAAAAGGTCAACCATTGTTATTGTTAAAGTATGAGGATTCAGAACCTATACAGAATGGACATATTTTAGAGGTTGGTTCAAATAGATATAAGGTTATTGAGAAAAATAATATACAAATGTATAACATTGTGTGTGACATATCATTGGAGTTGGTTGTTAATGGTAAGAATTAAAGCAGACGAGTTGTTAAACAATTTAGCACAAGCACAAACAAAATCACAGATTGCTATAAAAATGTTTGCGACAGAGGGAGCAAAAAAGTTTCAGAATTATGCAAAGACACATAAAAGGTGGACAAATAGAACAGGTCATGCAGTACAAAGGTTAACAGGTTTTGTTGAAACAGGCAGTGACAAAACAAGAATCTATATCAGCCATGGTGTTGATTATGGTAAGTGGTTAGAATTGGCACATGAACGTAGATATGCAATTTTACAAGAAACAGTGCAGAATGTAAGCCCAGAAATTTTAAATGGATTTACAAGGCTGTTAGGACATTTGAGGTAGAAGATGGCGAAAGAAGTATCAAAACAAATTTATGATTTATTAAAACAAAATAATTTTGATGTGTATTTTCCATCACAACACAAAGGAGAGTGCATATCAAAATATGTTGTTATCAAACATGACGGAGCATATCAGCCATTAACAGTTTCATCTGAAAGACCAATTTACACAATTATGTGTTATGTTCCAGAACAGAGTTATTCAGAGTTGGAAAGTTTTGTTTTAGAAATAAAAAGAACAATGAAAAATATTTTTCCGTTAGTCATGTATTTAGGAAATGAAACACCAAGCTATTATGATGATAGTGTCAAGGGACATATGATTAGTTTTCAATATTATGGAGCAAGAAAAATTAAGAATTGGAATTTGTAAGGAGGGTAAAGTATGGCAACAAAGAAAGCCGCAAACGGAATCCCAACAATAGATGTATCGCTTGTTGTCGTTAGAACAACAGCAGTCGAAATTGCAGTTGATACAGCTAATAAGATTGCTGTTGAAGCACAAACAGAGGAAAGCGATGCAATAAAATTAGTTAAGTTGGGAAAACTGATTGCACAAAAACCGGCAACAACAACAATCACAGGGCATACAATCACATTGACAGATAATGTGTTTATTCCCGATGTTGTTAAGATTTTTCAAGGTGGAACAGTTGGAGATAGCTCAGATGGTTACCCAACATATGAGCCACCAGCCGCAGGAAGTACAGATAAGGGAGAAGTATTTGATTTAGATTGTTATTCTGCTGTTTATGATAGTTCTGGACAAATCGTTAAGTATGAATTAATTACTTATCCAAATTGTCAAGGAGCACCTGTTGTTTTAAATTCAGAGGATGATGTATTTAGATTACCAGAATATACAATCAATTCAGCACCAAAGAAAGGTCAGGCACCATATAAGATTAGTTATGTGGACGAGTTACCAACAGGGTTTACAGCGGTATCTAATGCAGAAGATACTAAACAAAATTCTCCTACCGTTATGAGTGGAAGAAAATCAACAGAAGTTTCAAAATTAGATTAAGGGAGTAAAAGAGAATGGCAGTAGACGTAAATAGAGAACAGTTAGCGATAACAAGTATTGAGGAATTAAAACAATATGCACAAGGTGAGATAGTTACTTTACCACCGTTTGCACCGACACAGCCTTTTGTTGCAAAACTTAAAAGACCGTCACTTTTGGCAATGGCTAAAAATGGGAAAATTCCGAATGAATTATTGGTTAAAACCAATGAATTGTTTATGAATGATGGCACAGCAGTAAATGCTTCTGATGATAATATGTTAAAAGAAATCTTTTCCGTTATTGATACAATAGCAGGAGAGGTATTCGTGCAACCAACATATAAGGAAATCAAAAAAGCAGGTATTCAGTTGACTGATGAACAAATGTTGTTTATTTTTAATTACACACAGACAGGGGTAAAGAATTTAGAAAATTTTCGTGAAGACTAGAAACGTCGAGAATGTAATTGCGATTGCAAAAGAATTTGGTTGTTTGCCAAGTGAGGCAATGTCTATCAAAGATGAATACACAGCATATTGTTTTAATGAAGCTTGCATTAATGTTTTAATGCGGATTAAAAATAAAGAGACTCCGCATTGGATAACATTAGACAATGGGAAAGAAAAAGAGAAAAGCTATACAAACTTTTCTGATTTTTACAAAGACATATAGGAGGAATAAAGCATGGCTTTGAACATGGGTTCAGCGGTTGCTTTTCTTGAACTTGATACAAGTAAATTTAAGAGTGGATTCAAGTCTGCAATTAGCGATTTAAAGGTGTTTCAAGCAAGCGGAGCAACAACGGAACAAAAGTTAAAAGGTTTGAGCAGTGCATTTTCCACAATCGGGGGAGGGTTAACAAAAGGTTTGACTCTCCCTCTTGTTGGTGTTGGGGCGGCTTCGGTTGGTGTAGCAACTAAATTTGAGAGTGCTATGTCACAGGTCGCGGCAACAATGGGAATTACGACTGAACAAATCAAAAATGGAAATAAAGATTTTAAAAATTTACAAAAGACGGCTTTGAACATGGGTGCTACAACAAAGTATACAGCTAGTGAAGCCGCAGAAGGATTAAACATATTAGCACAAGCAGGTTTATCGGCAGATGAATCTATTAAGGCAATTCCAACAGTTTTAAGTTTGGCATCAGCAGGAGCAATGAGCCTTGATAGTGCGGCAACGTATGTAACGGCATCTGTAAAAGGTTTTGGAGATTCGATGGACAATGCTCAGAAATATGCTGATTTGATGGCAAAGGGAGCAACTTTAGCCAATACTGATGTTAGAGGACTAGGAGAAGCTTTATCTGGTGTTTCGGCTACAGCAAATAATTATAAACAAAGTGTTGACAGTACAACATTAAGTTTGTTAAGATTAGCTGAACAAAATATAACAGGTGGAGAAGCATCCACGATGTTAGCCAGAGCAATGGCAGATATTTATACTCCAACATCAAGGGCAAAAAAGGCATTAGATGAACTGGGAATATCCGCATATGATGGTTCGGGAAAAGCTAGAGATTTTAATGACATTGTGGATGATTTATCAAAAGCATTTGCAGGTATGTCTGATGAAGAAGCAAACGCAACAAAGAATCAAATATTTACAACATATGGCATGAACGCTTTTAACAAAATGACAGCGGCAACAACAAAAACAGTAGATAAGTTTAAAACAGGCTTGAAGGGTGCAACAGGTTCAGCGGCACAGCAAGCAGAAACACAGTTGGATAATTTAAAAGGTTCTTTGACGTTGTTACAATCTGCATTAGAAGGAGCAGGCATTGTAATAGGTAAAAGGTTGACACCATATATCAGAAAGTTATCAGATGCTATTAATGTGTTAGTAACAAAATTTAATAATTTGACAGATGCACAACAAGATATGATTGTTAAGATTGGATTAGTTGTGGCGGCTATCGGACCAGTTATGCTTATCATGAGTAAATTGTTTGGAGCTGTTTCCATAACAATGGATGCGTTCAAAGGATTGAAAACAATTATGGGAACGATAAAAACAAGTGTAGATATGGTAAAAGCAGGATATGCAGGATTAGCGATACAAATGGGGGGTATACCAAGAGTAGTTGCTAGTTTGATGGAAGGTTTTAGTGGGATGCTAGTTCCTATCCTTTCGGTTGTTGCAGTTATTGGAGTGTTGGTTGCGGCTTTTGTGACATTGTGGAAAACAAATGAAACATTTAGAAATAAAATAGTTTCTGTGTTTGATGAAGTTAAAACAAAAATAGGTGAGTCGATAAACAGTATAAAAGAAACATTATCTAGTTTGAATGTAGATTTTTCGGGAGTAATTAATGTTCTCAAGTCGTTATGGATAGGGTTTTGTAACATAATAGCACCTTTATTTACAAACGCTTTTCAAGGGGTAGCAACAGTAATAGAATCTGTCATGACGATTATTGAGGGAATTGTGCAAACAGCCGTTGGAATTATCAATGGTGATGTAGATTTGTTTACAAAAGGAATTGGAACAATATTTAATGGATTGTTGACAGGGATAACAGGATTGGCAAGCAATATATTGTCGTTAGTCGGAGAACTCGGAGCAAACATATTGAGTGCATTAGGTCTGGAAGATATAGCGGAAGTGTTTCAAACATTTTTTGAAACAATATCTGAAATCTTTGAACAAATACCAGAAGTAGTAAATAGTACATTTGAAATAGTCGGAGGATTTTTTACAGAAACTTTACCAGAATTTATTGATTCGGCAGTTGAAACAATACAAGGGTTCGCAGACAATGTAGTGGCATTTTTTACAGAAACAATTCCCGAAGCATTTAATAGTTTTGTTGAGTTAGTCGGAGGAATTGTTGACAACTTCATTAAATTTTTCACAGTGACAATACCAGAAGCCTTTACGAATTTTGTAACAGTAATATTGCCAAATGCAATAAATAGTATGATAACATTTTTTAATCAGATACCATATTATTTAGGATATGCAATAGGACTCGGAACTGGTTATATAGCTAAATTTGCATTAGGTATATATAATTTTGCAACGGTACAATTACCACAGTATATAGCGGCTATTATTAAATGGTTTAGTCAGTTACCGTCAAGGATATGGACGTGGTTAATGCAGGCTATTCAAAAAGTGGAACAATTTGCAACACAGGTGGGTCAAAAAGCACAACAAACAGGTAGTGCATTTATAACAGCTATTGTACAATGGTTCACACAGTTGCCAAGTAAGGTTCAAAATTTTTTAACAAAAGCTGTTCAAAGCGTAACAAAATGGGCGGCAAGTATGAAAGCAAAAGCTATACAGGCAGGAAGAAGCTTTATTAACGGAGTTGTGAACGGTATCAAGAGTTTACCTAGTAAAATACAGCAAACCCTGTCAAAAGTTATTAGTAAATTAGCCTCTTGGGTGTCTAAGATGCACAGCAAAGGTGTACAGGGTGCAAATCAATTAAAAAGTGGTGTTGTGAATACAGCTAGGTCAATACCTTCGCAGATGGTTTCTATTGGAGCAAACATTGTAAATGGCGTTTGGAACGGTATTCAGAGTATGAGAAGTTCTTTTGTTTCAAGGGTGAGAAGCTTTTTTAAAGGAATAGTTGATGGAGCAAAATCTGCATTAGGTATTCATTCGCCATCAAAAGTGTTTGACGAGCAAGTCGGACAGAATATAGTTAAGGGTGTTATACAAGGTGTAAATAAACAAAAGAAGAACGCAAAGAAAAATGCGCAACAGTTAGCAAAGTTGTATATTAGCGCAGGAAATAAAAGATTAAATGAGTTAAAGAAACATAACAAATATAGTTTGCAGTTGGAAATAAATTTTTGGGCAAAGATGTTAAAACAATCTAAGAAGGGAACGGCAAGGTATAAAAAAGTAAGCGCAGAGTTAAGCGATGCAAAGAAACAACGAAACAAAAAAATAAAAGCACTTGACGAAGAGTATGCAAAAAATGTTAAGGAAGTACAAACAAAATTAAATGAAGACATTCAGAAAGTTATGTCTGAGTATGATAGTGAGATAACATCAAGAGCAGAGCAGATAAATAGTCAGTTATCATTGTTCAAAAAGTTTGAAAGTCAATCAGAAAACACAAAACAAAGCTTACTTGACAATTTACAGAGCCAAGTTAGTGGTTTGAAAGACTGGGAGAATACACTAGAATCTCTTAGAAAGAGAGGAGTTGCAACAGGTCTTATTGAGGAACTACAGGAAGCAGGTGTGGATTCTTTAGCAGACATTAAGCTATTAAATAGTATGACAGATACAGAGCTAAATAAGTATGTCAGCCTGTGGAAAGAAAAGCAACAGTTAGCAACAAAAGAAGCAGTTAGAGAAATAGATAAAACAACATATGTAAATCAGATTAAGGCATTAGTAAATAGTGCAGGTGAGGAACTTGACAGGCTAGAACAGACATATAAAAATGATTTAAAAAAATTAGGTGTTGGAGTTAAAGATACATCAAAACAAATTGGACAGAACATTGTAGACGGATTGAAAAAAGGTATGAAATCAAAATATCCAGATTTCTTAAAATATGTACAAAAGGAATTTAATAAAATAACAGTAACAGCTAAAAAGACACTAAAGATAAAATCCCCATCAAGAGTGTTTGCGGAAATTGGAGGTTTTATTGCACAGGGAGTTGGAGTTGGATTTAAAAATGAAATGCCGAAGGTAAATGAACAATTAGAAACAGAATTAGATAAGCTGTCAGATGTTGACACAAAACAAATCAATGTAGGTGTTTCTTTTGAGGTTTACAAAAATGAATTTAGTAAAATTACCGAATCAATCTTGACAAGTATGCAAAGTTTTGTTATAATAATGAAAAATACATTTGAGACTATGTTAGATGGTCTTGGAAGTATAAAAGAGGACATGGCAGATATTTTGGAAATGTTAGAGCAATTAAATGAAATGAATAACGCAACATTTGAAAGAATAAGCGACCAGAGAGAAAAAGTAGATAAAACAAAAGAACAGGGAACAGATAAAACAGATAAAGGGGGAGATACATTTAATTTCTATAACACAAAGCCAAATCCATATGAGTATTCAAGGCAAATGAAAAAAGCCAAAAAAGAATTGTTATATGGTATTTAGAAAGAGGTGATATTTTGATAAATGAAATTGTTATAGAAAACAAAAGAACAGAAGAAAACATAACAATAAATAAAGATGGTTCAACAGGATTCGTTATTGATGAAATGGACTGGGATACTCCGTCCATTTCTAATGAATCTTATAGAATACCATTCCAGATAGGCGAAACAATATCTAGTACAGTTGTTGGCATAAGAAAACCAAAGTTAATTGGCTATGTAGTATCAAACAAATTAATATCAACAGGAACAACATGGGAGAATTATTACAAAGAACAAGAGAAAGACATAATAGGTTTTAAAACAAGGTTAAATAGTTTTCTAAACATCTATGATGATTATGAGATAATTGCAGGAGATTACTATTTAAAATGCCGATTAAATGAACCAATAAAGTATTCTGTAAAGGAAAGCGAAAATAATGAGGTGTTGTGTTTGTTTACAGCGGAATTTACTTGTTACAATCCTATGTTTTTTGAAGTTGAAAGAAATAAATCAGAGTTTAGACATATTGACAAAAGATTTCATTTTCCGTTGACAATTCCGCAAGAAACTGGTATAATAATTGGTGTGGAAGAGTTGTCGGTAACAAAAACGATAGAAAATACAGGGGATGTAAAAGCAGGATTTATAGCAGTAATGAAAGTTATAAATGGAGTGGTAAAACATCCAACACTAAGGAATCTTACAACAGGAGAACAAATTAAGGTGTTTGACTCAGCCGTTGTTGATAGTTTTGAAACAGAAGATTATATTATTATAAATACAAATAATGGAGAAGAGGATATTTATTATTATGATTCTTCCGAAGGGAAAACAAAAGATTTAATAGGAGAAATAACATTAGATAGTTCTTTTTTTCAGTTGCAAAAAGGTGAAAATATTGTTATGTATGAAGTGGAAGATGCATCGACAGGACAACTAGAAGTTACTTTATATTATGACAATCAGTATTTTAATATTGGAGCAATGTAGTTATGTTATGGATATTTAATGAGAATTTAAGAAGAGTTGGTTTGTTGCGACAATATGAAATGGCACAGTGGAGCAACAAGTTTAGAGATATTGGAACTTTTTCTATTAATGCCAGATATGTTGATGAAAATTTGTTTCTGTTAGATAAGACAAAAACATATTATGTTTTATTGTATATGTCAAATGATAAAACAAAAAGCGATAGTTGGAATACATTGCACAATGTACTTGGAAAAATTGAAAAAGTTTCAAAAGAAAATGATGAAGATGCAGATTATCCTTCGACAATAAAAATTGAAGGAAGATTGATGCCGTTTTTATTTTCCAAGAGAGTAATTGCAGGTACTTTTGATTATAAAAATATGGAGCTGATAGCATATGTTACAGATTTAATAACAAGGTGTTTTGGAAAGAATACAGAGCGTTATATTGACATGAATATAAGCTACCAGAAAGATAATAAAGTGTATGAGGATACACTTATAACAAAACAAATAACAGGTGGTCAGTTATGGGAGGAAATGTCTGATTATTTTGAACAATATAAGTTAGGGATAGTTATTGCACCAAAAATAAATAAAACATTTGAGTTGTCAAGTGTGTATGGAGAACATCTTTCGGGATTGTCAAATGTGGCAGGTTTTGAAGTGCTAATAAAAACAGGAGTGGACAGGACAAGGGGTAGTGGATTAAACACAGTTATATTTTCTAAGTCATTGTCAAACATAAAAAGAGCTAGTTATTCCTATAATTCTGAAAGTGATATGAACGTGGCTTATGTTGCAGGAGAGGGAGAAGGAGCAGAGCGAAAATGGTATGAGATTCAAAAGGACTCGGAAAATAAAAAGAGTGCATGGAGCAGAGAAGAATTATGGATAGATGCAAGAGACATTCAGAGCGAAGGCGAAGATGATACCACATTAACTGACGAAGAATATAACAAATTAATAGAACAGAGGGCATATGAAAAGTTTCAAGAAAATACTGTTATGGACGAATATTCGGCAACAGTAAATGAACATAATCAAAGATATGTTTATATGAGAGATTATGATTTAGGAGACTGGGTGACAATACAAGACAGGGATTTGGGTATTGAAATAGATGCTCAAATTGTAGAAGTTACTACAACGCTACAAAATAATGAAACAATAAATGATATAACATTTGAATACGGAAAAGCAAACAAAACAGAAATAAAAGACATAAGAACAATGAGTGCAAGTGTAGAGGAAATTAGTAACAATATAAAGTATATTGATAAAAAGATTTCTGATTTGTTAAATATGTTTTATCCAGTTGGCTCGATATATGAAACAATGGATTCAAGTTTTGACCCTAACAAAAAGTGGGGTGGAACATGGGAACGAATTAAAGGGAAAACATTAGTTGGGGTGGATGAAAATGACGATGATTTTAAAACAGTAAACAAAGTAGGTGGAGAGAAAACCCATAAGCTTTCTATTTCTGAAATGCCAACACATAAACATAGTGGAAGTAGTCTAATTGTTAGTAGTAAAGAACTTAAAGGTGGGGCGAATAATATTTCTGGACAGGACAGAACATGGGGACTCACATCGATAGGCATCGTTAGCAACTGGGGAGATTCAAATGGAGTTTATCCAGAATCAAGAAAGAACACAACAAGTTATAAAGATGGTTTTTACATTGATGCAACACATAGTCATAATATTTCGGGTGATGTAGGGCAGTCTGGGAGTGGTGACACACATAATAATTTACAGCCATATATTACTTGTTTTATTTGGAAAAGAATAAAATAAAACTTGACAAAATTACAATATACTATTATAATAAAAGAAAAGAGAAAGGAGAACAAAATGGCAGAAAGAAGTGGATTTTTTAACGCAAGATTACAAGATGGTGCATATGATAGAACATATCAAGCCGAAGATTTTGCAGATTGTTTAAGTTTGTTTATTCCGAATGGAATATATGTTGAGGATTCGGAAACATTAACAGGAACGATTGATAAGACAACAGTGCAAGGGTTAAAACCATATACAAGCGGAACGAGTCTTTTTATTAAAGAGGGAAAAGCATTTATTAATGGGTATTGGTATATACTCGATGAACAGGACTTGGAAATATCTTTAACTGTTAATACAACAAAAGCAATAGCATTAATGTATATTGCGGCTGACAGAAGAATGAGAGTAGAGCTACTTGATTTAGTGGATGGACAGCCAAGTATTCCAAAAACAGATGCACAATATGGAATCTTATTAGGAACTGTTTCTTATACATCAGATGGTGTGTCAGTAACAGATTTGAGAACAGAATTTATGTTAGGGTCGCCACAAACAAATCATATCATGTCTTTAAAAACACAACAAAATCTTAGGGCATATGAAGATAAAATAAATGAGCAAGATATAAAAATAAAAGGAATAAATGATAGGTTTATAATTTGTAAGGGAGAAACAAAAGGGGTGAAGTTTGGAGAGAGTAAAGATGTTACTATTCAAATAAAAAAAGAAAGTCTAGGGAGTGGATTTAATTTAGGAAATGCGAGAGATTGGTTGCCAATTTTTTGTGGTCAAGACCAGCAAAGTTATTATGAAAATGACCCTACAAATGTAGATGAAAAATACACAGGGCAGTATAATTTAATGGTTAGCAGTGCAACCGCAGGCATGGACGAAAGCCAAATTATATCTAATACAACACCATTTGTAAAAGATATAATAATAGATAATAATAGAACTATGCTATCGGTTCCTTGCAGTATTGAATCAGTAGGAATAAATTTTGATTTAGAAGAAAAGAATGACATAAAATTTGTTATTGTTTTAATGAGGATAAATTAGAAGGAGCAAAAATGGAAGATAAAACAATAAATAAGATTTTATTAGATGTACAAAAAGAATATGCAAAGTCTAATAAAATAAAAGATAAAATTATTGTGTTGTTAATTGTTTTGATGTTTGCCGAAGCAGTTGTTGGATATTCTGGTTTTGTTTATTATGAGTCACAGTTTGAGACAACTACAACAGAAAAGATTGAGGTTGGAACAGAGGGAGAAAATGCAAATGCAGAGTATAATGATAATGATGTAAGCGGAAATCAATATAATGGTAACGCAGTTCATAACGAAAAGAAATAGGAGGATAAAATATGGCGAAAGCATATGTTAAGGTGACAAGAACAACAACGAGAAGAAGAGTCGGAGAAGGTAGTGGAAGAAAGACAGGTAAAAGCACAACGGGGCAAAAGCGTTGCCCTAATTGCGGTAAGTTTATGAAATAGGGGTGGTGGCATGAACAAAGAAAATGCCTTGACTCGAAAGAAATTAAAGCAAATAGATTCTGTGGAGGATTTTGATAGATTGTTGAACAATCTAATGGCAAGCGAAGAAGACAAAAAGATTATAGAAATGCATTATAAACAAGGAAAGTCTTTGGGATACATTGCAGATATTTTAGGTATGTCGGAATCATCTGTTAAGAATAAGCACAGAAAACTATTGATTAAAATTGGAAATATTATGTAAAGTAAGGGAGATACGTTTTGTATCTCCTTTTTGTGTACTAGAAATATATTTTGTCTATACTTTTATTATAATAATAGTTGTATAATGGAATCATACAAAAGGAAGGGAGGGAGAGGAAATGACATACCCTTATGGTGGTTATGGCATGGGAAAGCCGTTGAGTCCTTACCAACAGCAAATGTATCAAGATAGAGTAAATGCATACGACCAACAGCAATATGTAAATCAGTATAACGGATATATGAGAGGTCAGCAAGCGTTTAATCAACCACAACAAATGATTAATTGTAGACCTGTTTCCAGTTATGATGAAGCAAAGGCAAGTATGATAGATTTGGATGGTAGTTTATTTGTTTTTACAGATGTAGCAAACAAAAAGATTTACACAAAACAAATCATGTTGGATGGAACAGCGGAATTAAAAACATATGTATTAGAGGATAATCAAAACAAAATGCAGGAGCAACAGGCACAACAAAACAATATGTATGTTTTGAGAAAAGATTTTGAAGATGTTATTAAATCAATGGAACAGAGAATTGAAGAACTTGGAGGAGGTGTCTTAAATGAACCAGTTGGAAATGATGTTTAGGAATAACCCATTATTTGCAAGGGCGAAACAAATGGCACAAGGAAAGTCAGAGAATGAATTGAAACAGGTAGCAAATAATCTTTGCAAACAAAGGGGCATTAGTTTAGATGATGCCTATAATCAGTTTCAAAGTCAAATGAAACAAATGCAGTCAGCATTTAGAAAATAAGGTATGAGCCAATAGTGGTTTATATAAATAAAAATCATACAGGAGGTACTTATTATGGGTATGGATGGTAGCGGATTAAGCGTAGCTGATGCTTTAGCATTAGGCAGAGACAACGAAGGTATGTTTGATGGCAATGGCAGTTGGGTATTTTTTCTTTTCTTCTTACTTGCATGGGGCGGTAACTGGGGAGGAAACTGGGGAGGTAATGGCATGAATGGAACAGCAAGTGCATATACAGATTCAGCCATTCAAAGAGGTTTTGATAATCAAGCGGTTATTAACAAACTGAATGGTTTAGAGAGTGGACTTTGTGATGGTTTCTATGCTATGAACACCTCACTCTTAAATGGTTTTAATGGCACACAGCAGGCGATTAATAATGTAGCCGTTGCAGGTATGCAGAACACAAATGCACTTGCCACACAGTTAGCAGATTGTTGCTGTACAACTAATCGGAATCTTGATGCTGTACGTTATGAAAATGCTCGTAACACTTGTGACATTGTTAATGCTATTAAAGCGGATGGTGATGCAACAAGAGCATTAATGACACAGAATGAAATCCAGTCATTAAGGGATGAACTTCAAACAGCTAACTTCCAGTTAAGTCAGCAGGCACAAAATGCAACATTAATTTCCACATTAAGACCAACACCAATTCCAGCTTATCAGACCTGTTCACCTTATGAGAGTGCTCATATGTATTCTCATTATAACAACGGTTGTAACAGTTGCTGTGGGTGTTAGGTAGTATTTTATCCGCTTAGAGCGTGAGAATGTAGGGCGGTAGAAATACCGTCCTTATTTCGGCTTGTAGAGCGTTAGAGAGGGGTTTGAGAATTATGTCATGTAGTTTATATAATAATAATGGTTACGGCTGTGGAGGATGTGTACACTTTGTTAAAACAAATAGTGTGACTTTGACAGATGGTGTTTTAATATTAAACATACCACAGGAAACTTTTGTGAATAAACAAAAAGTATGTATTTGTATTGCACAGGGATTACCGACAGGAATATCTAGTGCAGATACAGTAGCAATTACACTTGGAACAGGAACAACACAATATGTTTTAAGAACAAAATGTGGAAATAATGTCCATGCAGACCAAATAAGAAGTCGTAGAGTGTATCATACAAATGTAGCAACAGACAGCGGAACTTTTGTTGTTTCTTCTTGTGAATTAAACAAAACAGCATATAATTTCCCAACAATTTAGGAGGTGTTTTGAATGAATGAAATGTATAATGGACAACAAGATATGAATAGACAGGATGAACAGCCGTGGTCTGCTGTTGAAACAAAACAAAACAAAAGTTATTCCATGCAGAAAACAAGTGAGAGAGAAAAAGAACAGTGTGCAGAAGAAATATATTTAAAGCTTGATGAACATATGCAAAAGGCTTTGAGTATGCATGAACAATTAGCCGATTACTTTTGTTTCTTAGGTTTACAAGGATTTAAACGCAAATTAGAATACCAATATATGAATGAGGTAGCAGGCAAAAGAAAATTGCATCATAAATATATTAATTTGCATCATAAAATAATACCAATGAAACAGGTTGATTTACCACAGGTTATCCCTTCTGATTGGAGCAGATATACCACAACAGATGTTAATGATAACGTGTTACCGAAGTTTGTTCGGTCTGCTATGCAGAGGTATAAAGACTGGGAGGAACAAACAAAACAATTATATGAGGAATTATGGCAACAGTGTACAAATTATGGTATGACGGCAGATGTGGATTATATTTCTAAGTTAGTAAAAAGCGTAACAAAAGAAATCAAAGAAATAAACAGAATGTGTGAACAGTTAAATGGTACTGGTTATGATTCTGTTTCAATCCATAGTATGCAGGATAAATACCACAAAAAGTATAAGTCTAAATATGAGGACGAGTTCACAGCCAAAGAAAGAAAAGCAATGAAAGAAAACAGAACAGATAACTAAATAAATAATTTATATCTTATAAGCTTATATATTATATATTAATTTATGTAGTATATAAGCTTTATTTTTTGTTTAAATAATTTTAAAATATCTATTGACATTTGTTTTATTTGTGTTATAATATAATCAAGAACAGAGAGAACAAGATATAAACAAAAAAGAGAGGTAAACAAAATGAAAGCAATTAAAGATTTAGAAAGTCTTTTGGAGTGTGCAACATTTGCAGAAGATACAGAAACAATCTGGTATTGTGAAAATGAGATTGAAAGACTCAACAAAAAACTTAAAAAGAGAAAGAAAACAAAGCACCATGTTTTTGTTACAATCGGTGAATTAGTTGATTTTGAAAAATTAAAAATTTTTTAAAAAAGTATTGACAAAACAAGGTATCTGTTATATAATAAAAATAAGTTAAGAGATAGCAAGATTTAAGGAGGAAACAAAAATGACAGGATTTATAACAGGAGCAGAATTTGAAACATTTGAAAACAATGCAACAGAGGTAGGATTCGTTTTGAGTGATGAATATGGAGTAATTGAAGAAGGACATTTCGACTTTCATTTAATGAATGAGAAAGAAGCCATCAAGAAAGCTTGTGAAATGTTAAAAGAAGACCCTTATTATTTTAGCGAGGAAGATATTAACAAAGCAAGTTTTGTAGTTTTTGATTATTATACAGATTTTGAAGAAATTCTGTTATAAGATTGAAAGTACAAATAAAGTTTAAAAAAGGTATTGACAGAGAAAGCAAAAAGTAGTATAATTAAGTCAAGCAAAAAGAAAAGGAGAGCAAAAACATGATGGTATCAAACAGTATAATGAAAGATTTAAGCGGTTTTAAGGTAAAGGATTTAAAAGCATTGTCAAGAGAGAAAGGACTTAAATTAGAGCATAAAGGACATAAGTTCACAAAGCAGGAGTTAATTGATAATCTTGTAGAGTTTTACAAGAATGAAGAAAAAGAAGGAGAAGAGGATAACAGTAAGGAAGAAGAAAAAGCAGATGTTGTAGAAGCAATCGAAGCAGTTGCGGAAGTGGTAGAAGAAACACAGGCACAAAATGATGAAGAAGCATGGGAGGAAGAAAAAGAGGAAACAGAAACAAAAGAGCAGGAGACAGAAAACAAGTATAGAGGAATCTATGCAACAACATTGAAGCAGATTGCGGAAAAATATTCATATGAGAAGCCGCAATGGGTATATGATGAAGTATTACAGATTGGTTCAACAATCGCATTTATTCACTATGTAGAAGCGAAAGACCAGAATGTATATAGAAAGCTGAGGTTTGCAAAAGTTGTAGGTATCAACAGAAAGCAAAAGCTTGTAAAAGTTCAAACATTCTATGGAACAGAGGTCAAGATTGGTTTTGATGAATTGTTATTCATCGTAAGCAAAAATGATACAGCGAATTCTTTCCCTAAAGATATTCGTAATTATATTAAAGGACATAGAACAAAACAGGGAAGGAGAGATATTCATGATAGATACATCAATTCCAACAAGTGTGAAGAATAGTGTTAGACTTCTTTACGAAGCAAGACAGAATGAGAAAGAAGCGAAACAATATTTAGACGAAGTAAATAGAAAAGAATCCTTAAGTATTTCAAACTATATGTATTCCACACAAGAAACAGATAGTTTTAATGTGACTCTTGATGAAACACAAATGTATTATTCAAATCATAAACATTTGAAAGTACAGAAAATTAGAAAAAGAAAAATTGTTTGGTTTCTTGATAAGTTAAAACAAAACTTGACAAAAGAACAACAGAAAGAAGTCATAGATAAAACATACATTGTTAGTGATATGGAAGGTCTTGTTAAATATCTTAAAACCTGTGGAGTAAAGCCAAAAGAGTTTAAGAAATTTATAGAAGTTCAAGAGGTAGTAAATGAAACGAAACTTGATAATGCATATCAAACAGGAGTGATAAAGAAAAAGCAATTAAATTCTTGTTATGATGTGGAATTAGGAAAGCCTTATATCAAGTTAACGGAAATTAAGAAATGAGAAGAAAATATACAGGAAAAGATTTATTAAAAGTCTTGGTATTCTATGGAATAATAAATGATGATGTTCCAACGTCTGAGTTCAGCATAGTTTGCCCTTTCCATGATGATATAAACCCATCAATGAGAATAAATCTTTCTGATGGCACATTCTTTTGTTTTGGTTGTGGATTATATGGTAATGCATATGACTTTGTTAAAAATGCACAGCCAGAGTTAAATGATTTACAGGTTTGCATTTATCTTGAAAGGATTCTGAATAGCAAGGAAATCAAAAAGATAAATGCGAAATATAAGAAAAAGAAAAAAATAAATAATCACCAAGCAATTATTGAAGCAGACGATTATTTTTATGGTTTGAAAACAATGGATTGGTATGGAGATTTGGAAGAAGAAGAACAAAGGGCATATGAGTATATGCATAACAGGGGATTTACAAAGAAGGATTTAAACACAGCGGATTGCAGGGTATCTTATAATATAGCATATCCAATTATATTCCCCATATTAGACAATGGGATATTTAAAGGATATGTAGCAAGAACGACAAATAGATATGTAGAGCAAAAGCGAAAGTACCTTTATAATGAAGGCTTTAGAAAAAGGGATACTTTAAGTGGTACATATGAAAAGGGAAGTATAGTGTTTATTTGTGAGGGTTATCTTGATTGTTTAAATCTTAAAACAAAAGGGCATTTGAGAAATGTTGTTGCTTTATTAGGGTGGCATATATCAGATGAACAGATAGAAAAACTCAAAGAAAAAAACATTAAGACAGTGGTATCCGTTTTAGATAATGATAAATCGGGGATAAAAGGAACAGAACTTTTAAAGAGATATTTTAGAGTAATAAGATTTGAGATACCTAATAAAGATGTTGGAGAAATGACGAAAGAACAAATTAAAAAGTCGTTGAGAAAGGTTAGGAAACAAATAAATGAAATTAGTAGCAAAGATTGAATCAGAAATTGAATTGATGCATATTAGTGGCAAGCAAGTTGTTTTATCAGAGAATATAACAAAAGAGTTTGACGAGTTCTCAGAAGAGTATAAAACGCTATGTGATGAATATAAAAGCTTTGTTGGATTTGAAAGAGAAGAAAACAAGGACGAATTTGATAAGAAATTATTAATGATTCTTATTGCCGAGATAAAATTAGAAAAACAAAAAGCATTAGACAGAATTCTTGAAGTTGTTAATAAAATATATCAGAGTTCACAGAAATATGATGGAGTTGTGCAGATTCTAGGGGCAACAATTAGAGTAAAAGATTTTAGTTATTTTAGAATCAAAAAGTTTGACACAAGAGTATATAAAAGATAAAGCAAAAAGGAGTGTATAAAGATGGCTATTTCAATTCAAGCAATAAAAAATGAGATTGCAAAAAGCGGAACAAATAAAGGTAAGTTTATTTTTTTCAAAGAGGGAACAAAAATTAGACTTAGATTTTTAAATGATATGGAAGATGGTGTGGAGATTCCTTTCCATGATAGTTTTAAACTTGGTGTGAATGTTCCTTGCCAAGAAATGTTCGGAAGAGAATGTTCGTACTGTGAGGATGAAGATTTAAGAACAAGAAATATGTATGTATGGAGCGTATATGATTATGAAAGCAAAGAAGTTAAATTGTTTATGTTTGCTGTTAATAACTGTTCTCCTGTTCCTGCATTAGCCTCTATGTATGAAACTTACGGAACTATCACAGACAGAGATTTTGAGATAAAGAGAATTGGAAAAGGACAAAACACAACTTATTCTGTTATTCCCTTAGATAAAAAGAAATTCAGAAATGAGAAAGTGAAGCCAATGTCAGAACAGGCAATTCTGAAAGCAATCGACAAGGCTTATCCTGCTGATAATTCAGAAATTGAGGAAGATGAAGAAAAGCCAACTAGAGCTAAAACAAAAGGAAGAAAAATCAAAACAAAAGTAGAACCAGAGTCAGAGATTGAAGAAGAAACAGAAGATTACGAGGAAATGTCAGCCAGAGAGCTTTACCAGATGTGTAAGGAAAGAGGTCTTGATTGTAAGCCTAGAAAGACAAAAGAATATTATATTGATATTTTAGAAGAAGACGACGAAGAGCAGGACGATGACTGGGACGACGAAGAAACAGATGATGATGATTGGGATTAGGAGGTAAGGCAATGATTCAAATTACAATGGTAGGTGGTAATTTTACTTGTTGGGATAAAAAACAGTATACAGATTATATGTATGATGGTAAGGTGTTTGTTGTTATTAAGGGTTCTAAGTGGGTTGGAATTTATAACATAGACCAAGTAAAAGAAATTAGAATTGATAAATAATAACATTTAGGGGTTGGCATAGTTCAACCCTTTTGTTATAATATAAAGTGTAAGGAGAGAAAACAATGAGTAAATTTTTTGATTTACACAGGCATGATGAACACAGCTTTTTTGATGGATTCGGAAAGCCGCAAGAATTGGTAGAGATAGCAAAGGAGTTGGGATACAAAGCACTTGGAACAAGTAATCATGGGAATATATCTGGTTTGATACAGCATTGGTTAGCTTGTAAGGATGCAGACATAAAACCGATATTAGGTTGTGAGATTTATTTTCAGCCAGTATATAACAAAGAAAATCCTAAAAGAAAATCATATCATTTGAATTTGTTTGTTAAGAATTTAAAAGGGTATGAGAATCTTTGCCATATCATGACAGAAGCAAATACACAACAGTTTTATTATAAACCAATCGTGGATTTTAAATTGTTGGAAAAGTATTCAGAGGGATTGATTTGCACCACGGCTTGTATAGCAAGTGCAACATCACAAGCAATAATAAACAATAATGAAAAGATGGCTACAAAGATTTTGAAGAAATTTAAAAGTATATTCGGAAAAGATTTATATGTTGAGATACAGCCGTATAAGATTGATACAAAACATACACAAGAGAAAACAGATTTAGTGCTTATGAGATTAGCAGGAGCATTAAACATTAAATGCATTTTAACTTCTGATTCACATTTTGGACGTAAGGAAGATTTTGATACTTATTGCAAAATGCATGAAATAGGTAAAACAACATTAGATGTAAAAAGAACATATGGCGAAAGGTATATGCCATCTGAAAAGGAAATCAAGAAAAGATTTGTAAAAATATATAACAAGGTTCTTTCGGGAGAAGCGGAGAACATAGCAACAGAATACATAAACAATATGGACGAGATTTATAACAAAGTGGAAAATGATATTCTGGAAGGATGCGAACTTGAGCTTCCGCAAATTTCAACAGGTGGAGACAGTTATAAATTATTGAAACAAAACATAATTAGAGGATTAAAGAAAAAAGAAAAATATAACAAAAAATATGTAACAAGATGTAAGAAGGAACTGGATGTAATACATTATCATGGTTTCGATGATTATTTTTTAATGGTGCAGGATTATGTTAATTGGGCAAGAGCTAATGGCATAGAAGTAGGAGCAGGAAGAGGGTCAGCTTGTAATTGTTTAGTTGCGTATGCATTAAACATAACAGATGTTGATAGTATAAAGTATAATTTAGATTTTAGCAGGTTTATGCGTAAGGACAAAAAGAAAATGCCAGATATAGATGTTGATTTTGAAACAGAACGCAGGCAGGAAGTTATTGATTATGTTATCAAAAAGCATAAAGGAAAGGCTGTCCAGATATGTAGCTATGGAGAATACAACATTGACAACCTAGTAAATGATTTATCTGGTGTATGTGGTTTGCCAATGTCTGGAAAGGATTTAGATGAGTTTGATAAAGACCATAGCAAAAAGATAGTCGCAGAAATAAAAGCATTTATACATGGACATGAGATTGAGGGCGAATTGGATATGCAGGCATTAAAGGATGATGCGGCATATTATGAGTACAATGATTTGTATGATAACATAATGAAGCATTTTAGTAAGATGTATGGAAAGATACGTTATCTTGGTAAACATGCCGCTGGGGTGGCTGTAGTAGGTACAGACATATCAAACTATACTTGTATCATAAGACGTGGTAAGGATGCATATTCGTCTTGTTATGACCTTAATGACTTGGAGCATATTAATTGTATTAAGTTTGATATGTTAGGTCTTAAAACATTGTCTGAAACAAAAGAATTGAGAGAGTATACAGGACACAGAATAACAGATGAGGACAGAGAAGAACAAGATATTTATGATAATTTTAGAGCAGGAAATACAGATGGGATATTTCAGATGGAGAAATCTGCACCAAAGAAAATTCTTGACATGATACAATGCGATTGTATGAATGATGTTATTGCAGTAAATGCGTTGAACAGACCTGCACCATTACAATTAAAGATGCATGAAACATATGCGTATAACAAATTATCTGGCAAGGCAGACAAAAACACACCATATTATAAATACACACAAGAAACATATGGAACAATGTTATATCAAGAGCAGACTGTAGAGGTTGCTCAGAAGGTAGGACATTTAACAGCCCCACAGAGTTTTGATTTATTAAAGATTATGAAGAAAGCAGAGAACCTAACAAAACCAGAGTACATACCAATCATTGAACAAATGAAGAAAGATTTTTATAAGGGTTGCCGAAGCGAAGGATTAACAAGAAAGCAGACAGATAGTTTATGGAGTAGTATGTTAATTTATGGCTTTAATAAGGGACACAGTACAGGTTATTCTTTAATCAGTGTAGACCAGATGTGGTACAAGATACATTATCCAACAGAATTTTGGTATGTAAAAATGAAATATGCATTGAATGAAGCAAACATTTTTAAGTATGCAGAGTGTGCTGTGAAAGATGGTGTTGTGGTTATGTTGCCCCATGTAAACCAGACAGCCAGAACGTCATTAAGAAATTATGATGGTGAAATGGTTATACAACAGGGTATGAGTATTATCAAAGGGATAGGAGATAAAGCCGCCACAGAGATAGAAATGGAAAGGAAGAAGAATGGCAAGTTTTTAGATTATGACGATTTTTATGATAGATGTAAAGGCAGAGCAGTGACAAGTAGAGTAATAAATATTCTGGAAGAACAAGGTGCATTAGAATTTAATGAGAAGAGATATATTAGCAGAGTTGTAAAATACAACAGTACAATGGTGGCTAAATAAAAAGACAATTTAAATGATGGAGGATTTAAAAAATGAAGATTGTTAGACCAAATAAACCAGAGCGTTGTTCAAATTGTTTATACAGCGAATTTGAAAAAGGATTTTTGTTTTGCAAGAATTTTGATTCAGATTTGTATTTAGACAATGTAGATTATTGTACAAGTTGTGAGTGTTGGATGGATGGAACCGAAGAAAGGAAAAGAAAATGAAACAAATGAACAGAGAAGCAATTATGAAGTTATGTTCGGAAATCTCAAAAAAAGAGGGCGATGGTTCTGTGTATAGTCTAGGAAGCAAAAATGGTGTTTTGAAAATTCCTAGATGGGGCACAGGTTTACCAGAGCTTGATAACATAATCGGTGGAGGTATGCCAAAAGGAAGAACAATAGAAATCTTTGGAGGTGAATCCGCAGGAAAAACTTCTTTGGCATATCATTTATGTTCACAGCATGAAATTTGTTTAGATATTCCGATTGAAGGTACGTTTGATTCAGATAGAGCAAAAGTGTTTGGGAATAAACCGAAGCAAATGTTAGTATACAGAGCGAGGTATGGTGAAAAAGCATTTAATAGGGCAATCAGATTCGCAGAGGAAGGTATCCCATTAATCATTATTGATAGTGTGCCATCAATGCAACCAAAAGATGATATAGACAAAATTAGAAAGGCTGTAAATACAGATAGTGAACAAGAAACAAGAATCGGTGGTGTTGCCAGATTGATGGATAAATACTTGCCAACCTTAGAGGATGTAATAGAACAAACAGGAACAACTGTTATATTTATCAATCAGATTCGAGACAAAATGAACGCCTTGCCATTTGGAGACAATATACAAACTCCGGGCGGTCATAAATTAAAACATAGTTGTTCTTTGAGAATACAGGTAGCACGAAAGGGATATATTGATATTCCAAATCATAACCCATATAATACAGCAAGCAAGGAAACAATCGGCATGATTATGAAGTGCAAAGTTGTAAAATCAAAAGTTTGTAACCCAAAAGGCGAGTGTGAAATTCCATTGATTTATGATAGAGGGTTTATTCCATTTGAGGATTTGCAGGATGTGAGGAAAGAAATTATGACAGAAAGGAGAGAAAAATACAAAGGATGAATGAAACTGGATTAAATTTTTATTGCTTACGATATAAAAGGAGTGATTTGGAATATAATACAATATGTACATTTTTTTGTTATGATACAAATGAGCAAAGTGTTATAGAAAGATTTGTTGACTTGACAAAATATCAAGAAAAAGATATAATATCAATAGAGGTGCAGAACAATGGGTCTTTTAGATGAAATCAAAAAAGAAGCAAAGAAAACATTTACTCGGATACAATCAACGCAGGAAACAGAATTAGAACATAAATTGAATAGTTTGCATTATCTTGATAAAAATATAGAACAGGAATTGGTTTTCTTACGTTCTGTAATGACAAGAGGTGCGGAGACAACAGAAAGAAAAGGACTACATGCATCTGCTATTATTGTATCAGATAAAAAGTTTTGTTTGCGGCAACAGGTATTAAGTATATTTTATAAACAAAAGCAAGGGGAACAAGTACAGGTAGGATTAAAAAGAATATTTAGCGAAGGGGATGCCATACATGAGAAATGGCAAAGATTATTTATCAGAGGGGGTTTGTGTGAGCCGCTAGATTGCGATTATAGCCGTTTTCGTGACGAATATGATTTATCTTACACTCCCGATATAATTTGCTGTATAGATGGTGAGAGATACGTTGTAGAGATTAAATCAGTAAATACATATCAATTTAAAAATATGATAGATAAAGGAACATATCATAAAACAGGTAGAAAGCAATTACAATTATATATGCATTTAACAGGAATACATAAAGGGTTTGTTTTGTGTGAGGACAAAAACACACAAGAAATCAAAGTGTTTTGTTATGAGTATAATTATGAGGAAATTGCAAAATATATTAAGCGGTTAGAAAACATACAGAAAGCAAAACATAGACTAATGAAACATAACAAATTAGTTAAGAGGTCAAAGAATTGTATAGGATATAATTGCAAAATGGCAGAAGCTTGTAACATGAGAGAAGTTTGCTATGGAAAAGAGAAAGAAAGGATTTAATATGGATAGAATAATAGAATTACTCATATATATAATTATTATACCACCGATTATTTGTGCTTATTTTGCAATAATTGTCCTGTCTTTTAAATTTGGATTAAAATTATTTTTTAAAATCATTAACAAATGGAGGAAATAAAAATGGCTAAACATGATGAAACAAGAAATGGATTATTAAATGTTAATAATGAAGTACAGGACAGTGAATTAGATAGAAAGATTAGGGTAACAAAAGCGGAGATTGTTGTTTCGGGTTCTGTTTTAAAACCTTATTTCTGTATTCATTATAAGGAAGTAGGGCAGAAAGAGGACACAGTAGGTTTTGGCTCTTATCATTTACCTTTTGTGTTTGAGTGGTTAGCACATTATTTTGAATTAGTAGAGGAATAAAACAAAAAGGGGTTGACATTGTTCAATCCCTATGTTATTATATAGGTGTAAACAATAGAGAGAACAAAAATAGAAGGGAGAACAAGACAATGAATAAAGAAAAATCAAAAGTTGAAAAATCTATTGAAAGAAAAATGAAAGCGAAAGGATTTGAAATAACAATGTTAAAACAGTATATTAGCAAAACTGTGTATGTTATTTCAAAAGATGGAATTGAGCAGAAAGTAGAAGTACCGTCTAATGTAACAGACACGTCATTGTATGCAAATATGCTGTCAGAATTGTTTCAAGTATCAGCAGAAATTAATGGCAAAGTATTGTAAAGCATATGCACTCCATGTAACATATTTAGATTACATGGAGTGTGAAGAAAAAGAGTGTATGCATCCTCACAAGAGAAAGGAGGAAAGCAAAGTGTCGTATTTGGCAAATGTGCTGTGTGAGCCAGATGATATTGTATATCTTGTATTCTGTGCAAAGAAGCAAGGTGGAAAGAAAAACATTATATTCAAGGGCAGAGTTGAAATGGTAACAATTACAACGGAAGGAATACGTTATCATTTTTATGCACTTAAATGCACAACAGATAAGGAACTGAATGAGAAACTACAAAATGGACAAGTAGTAAATCATTACAGGTTTGGTAATCAAACAATAAATAATGGATTTAAAACAACAGACTTATATCCAGTATTTACAACAAAGGAGAAATGCATTGAATGGTTAAAAGCATGAGAAAAACAGTTAGTGGGGATTATAAAAAGAGATTTGAAAAAGGATTCAAATTATTATGTAGTTCAAAATCATCTTATCAAGTATGGTCAGATTGTATGGCATTATTTGCAATCACATTAGCAAATCAAAGTATTTTACCAATGACAGAATTTGAGCAGTTTAAAGAAATATGGGACAAAAGGGAAAAAGAATATCTAAGAATTATTAATAATTATTCAAAGAAAGAACAGAAACTTTTTCCACAAATGTTCGCATTAATTGTAGAAGAATTAGAAGAAAGACCAAATCAAGACCTGTTAGGTGAATTGTATATGATGTTACAAATATCAAACAAAAATACAGGACAATTCTTTACACCATATAGCGTGTGTGAAATGATGTCGAAGCTCACATTTGACCGAAAAGAACTTGGAAAAACAGTACATAAGAAAGGTTATGAAAACGTATATGATTGTGCTTGTGGTGCTGGTGCAACATTAATATCAGCAAGTGAACAATGTAAGGAAATGTTCCATAAATATAATTATCAAAATCATGTTTATTTTGTCGGACAAGATATTGACATAACATGTGTTCACATGTGTTATATTCAGTTATCGTTACATGGATTAGCCGGATATGTTATACATGATAATTCATTAATTAAACCAGAACCTATATTACCAGATGATTTGGAAAAGATATGGTTAACTCCTATGTGGTTTAATCAAGTATGGACAATGCGTAGGCTTTTTCATAATCAAGATATTTTAGGGAGAAGTAAAATAAGCAAAGAAGAAAGGAAAGGTTTTTAAAAGAACATGGCAAAGACAATTAAATTTGGAGATATTTTTTCAATCAACAAGGAAGGAAGAAAAAACGAAAAAAGATATATCTTCTGTGGAAAGGTAGAAGGAAAACTTTTATTATACCTGTTAGACGGCACTGATTATATTCTTGTTGATAAAGAATGGTTTAGAGACAAACAAATGCATTATATTGAAGATATGGAACACTCAGAAAAAGGGCACAATGATAGAGAGTTAGCAAAGAAGTATAAAGAGGAATATATGATAATTCCTTTTGTGTAGGTGGTAATTATGCAAGAGTGGGTGATAGGCATAGACCAGAGTTATAAACGCACAGGAATAACAATTTTAAAAAACAAATATATTATTGATATGATTTCAGTAGATTATAAAGCCTGCAATAATAACTCAGAAAAGAGGGTAACACTAACAAATACTCTTGAAGGAATTATGTCGAAACATGATATAAAAAATCCATTAGTATTGACAGAGAGAATTCGTTTACGTTCACAAGGATTTCTTTCAGAAGCCTATATCAAATCAACAGGTGCATTAGTAGCAACTATAATTGATTTCTTTTATTATTGTGATGAGATACCTGTATATTCTGTAGATACACGTTTCTGGAAAAGTCAAATAGTTGGTAGTAGCAAACCATTAGAAAACCCATATGGTATTGACCCTAAGAAATACCGTACAATCCTCTATATGAAGTCAAGAGGGTTTTTAAAATACATAGTGGAGGAATATAAGGGTAAAGGCACTAAAGGGGTTATACAGGTTAAAATAGATGGTCAGAAAGTACCATGTAAAGTCAATGATGATTTAGCAGATAGCTATTGTATCGCAATGTGTGGTTATTTGCCTAAAAGCAAACAAAAGTTTAAGGAGGAAAAATTTTAATGTTTAGTTTTATCAAAAACAAATTAAAAGAAATATTTTATTTAGATGAACCCGAACCGATAGATATTGAAAAAGGTTGTCGTGGTTTAGAATCAACTTGCAAATTCTCTGGAACAGAACTTTGTTTTGGAATCGAAAGAAAAACCTGTGAAGGATGCCCCTTGATTGGTTGTAGAGGTTGTGAGAAATTACAAGAATGTATAGAGGAAGGGTTGATATAATAATTATATAAATATAGCGGAGAATTATGGGGGCATGAGAAATCATGCTCCTATTTTATTACAACAAATTAAAACAAAGATGTTGACGACAAAACAAAAATATGTTATCATATAATCAAGCTAAGAGAAAACAAACACACAGGAGGGAAACAAAATGAAAAATTTAATGAAAGTAGAAGGAAGAACAATTAACGGTTTAAAGAGAGGGTTAATCACTTTTGAAGAAGCACAGTCTTATCTCTTTGGGTATATCCAATGTATGGTTGATATGGGATATATAACAGAAGATAGAGGAACAGAAGAAATGAACAGAATAGTAAAAAGATTATTGGAACGCAAATAAGCGTTCCATTTTTATTTAATTTATTATTGACAAAATAAAACAAAACAAATTATTTTCATAAAATGTATTTACTTTTGTTTTATGTTGTGTTATAATATAGTCACAAAAGAAATGGAGAACAAAATGAGAAGGAGTTAATAACATGATTAAAAAAGAAGAAAACGGAAATAAAGTAGTAATGTTCAATAGTATCTCAGAGCTTGTGCAGTTCAATAGAGAAGCAGAAAGAACACAGTTCTATAAGAATTATCATATGTCAGATGAAATAGGATGCAGTAGATATGATTTCACAAAAACAAATAGTTATGAGGAAGCTGAGAATTTATTGCTTCATGGTTGGGATGAAATGGCAGAAAAAATGACAAAGAAGGTAAATGATATAAAATGTAAGAATGGGTATAAAAATAAGACAGTGTATGGTGTACAGGGTTACCAAGCTTGTGTTCCAAGATATTTGCAAGGAATGCCAGATAGTATGGTATCAAATAAAAGAATTGTAACAAAACAAAAGATATTAAACATTGTTAAAGATTTTGGCTATTCTGGTAGTACATCAGCACAAACAATCGAAAATGAAAGTATTAAAGTTTTGAAAACAGTTAGAGACTTAGAATCCAGAGGCTATAGAGTAAATTTAAGCGTTACATTTGTGAGTAAACACCATGGGAAATATATTTCCATGATGATTAAAATTAAAAATGCATCACAGAGAATGAACATCAAACAAATGGCTTTTCCTATGGTTCATCCAAGTATGTTTCGTAGGATTGTTTTTGGAATGATTGAACGATTGGAAGAAACAAAGAATTTTGGTCGTGGATATGGAGTATGTACAACGTATGATGAAACAAAACATTTATTTAAAGGAAGTTATTTTATTCCACGTATTGTTTGTGAGGAAGAAATTACAGATATAGAAAAATATAAATGCTAGAGTATTGATATGAGCTTCATATATACGTTTTAAATCAATTCTATATAAATAAAGGTAACCTTTATAGGGTAGAATAGTAAAATGGCTTAGAATGTGTATATGAGGCTTATTTATTTTTTTTGATAAAAGCTCTTGACAACACAAAACAAAAGAAGTATAATGTGCGTAAAGGGAAGGGGATTATAGAGGTTAGGATTTAAGGTTGTTAACCTTAATTAACTTTTATAAAACAAATTAAATAAAAGTTTTAAAAACATATTGACAAACAAAAGTATTTATGTTATTATAAATACAACAAAGAGATAGAACAAAATGATAGGAGAATAAATTATGAAAACAAGAAATATTTTATCAGTAACAAAAGAAGGAAACAAAGCAATAGCAGAAGTTAAAACAGATTTTGGTACAGTAAAATTAAAAAGAACATTTAGAAGACATACAAAAGAGATTAGGGAATTACAAAGACAAAATGTTTATTGTTTTGAGATTCAAGGTATTTTATATTGGTATAAATTCGACAATAACAATGTTGGAACACAATATAAAGAACCAGAAGATTTCAGAAGTGAAACAAGAACAACTGATAGTCTTAGAAAGGGTATTGAAGTTAATAACAATAATGTTGAACTTCCAAAAGTAGAAATTAAAGAAATTAAAAAAGAAGAACCTAAAAAGGAAAAAGTAGAAGAGGACAAAAAAGAAGTAAGACATTATCAGTATGATACAATTAAAGCTTGTATTGAAAATGACATTCCTGTATATCTGGCAGGTGAGGCAGGAACAGGTAAGAACTTTACATTGGAACAGATTAGTTGGGAACTTGGTTTAGAATTTTATTTCACAAACAGTGTTCAGCAAGAATATAAATTAACAGGTTTCATTGATGCAGGTGGAACATATCATGAAACAGAATTTTATAAAGCTTTCAAAAATGGTGGAATATTCTTCCTTGATGAAATGGATGCAAGTATTCCAGAGGTATTAGTTTTATTAAATGCCGCTATAGCAAATAAATATTTTGAGTTTCCAAATGGTAAGATTCATGCACATAAAAATTTTCGTGTAGTTGCCGCAGGAAATACAGTTGGAAGCGGAGCAGATGAAATGTACACTGGCAGAATGGTATTAGACCAAGCCACATTAGATAGATTTGCAATCATTGAGTTTGGGTATGACAGAAACATTGAGTTGTCTATTTCAAACAACAATGAAGACCTTGTGGATTTTATAAGGGATTTAAGAACAGAAGCTAATAACAATGGTATTCGTGCAACATTTTCCTATCGTTGTATTATGATGGTAACAAAACTTGAAAAAACAAATATTCCTTTAAAACAGATTATAGCAATAGCAGTATTTAAGGGCATGACAAAAGATACTATTAACAGTTTTAGAGCAACAGGTTCAAATAAATACTACAAAGCATTATATGATTTACAGGTGGCATAACAGCCACCTTTTATTTTTGTTATGTTTTTAAAAAAGTTTCAAAAAGTTGTTGACAAAACATAGTATATATGTTAATATATAATTGTCAAAAGGAAATGAAAACATTAGAAAGAACAAAAAGTGAGGTAAGAAAAATGAAGTTAGAAAAAGATAAAGCATATGAAGTAAAAGAATGGTTTGCAAATAAGGTTGCAAATGAAGTAAAGCGTAATATAAATATGTGTAAAGTGTTTGCTATTTTAAAGGAGACAGATAAAGCCGTTTATGCAATGTTAAATTTAGGAACAGATTTTCACAAAACAATGTGGATTCCAAAGAGTGTTATTGTGGAAGATGAAACTGGATACCCAGTTATTTGTTCAAGTGATTATGATAGAGTAAGACATGAATTTTATGCAAGATGGTCTATGTTTAAATAATTAAAATAGTTGTTGACATAAAACAAAACATATGTTATAATTAAGACATCAAAAAAGAAAAGGAGAAAACAAAATGTATAGAATTTATGAATTAACAGATGAAGCAAAGAAACAGGGAATGGATTGGGACGAAGCCATTTACAATGGTGAAATTCAGACAGTAGAAGAGTTTGAAACAAAAGAAGAAGCTTTACAGGTTTATGAGGAAGAATATAATGACCCAGACCTGTATGGAGTAGAGTAGAAGATAAAACAAAGATAAGGAAAGAAGGTGATATAAATTTATAGATTCCCTATTTATTGGACAGAAGCAATGAAGATTGAGTTCTTGCAAAGAGTAATATTAGTTCATAGTTATTTATATTATATGTTAGATGATAGTGTATGGACTGATAAACATTATGACGAGGTAGCAAAGCAATTAACAAGCATACAGAAAGAACATACAGAGGAATGGCTGAAAGTAAATACGCAATATGGATATGTGTTTTACGATTATGATGGTACAACAGGTTTTGATTTATGGGATAGATTAAAACAAAAAGACAAACAGAAGATATTAAGCATAGTAGAAAAGAAAGGTAAGAGGAATGGATAATTTAGAACAAGATAAGAGAAATATTAATTGTTTAATAAAAGAGCATCCAGAGTATAAAGAGACATTGACTTTATGTTTAGAATTGTTGCAGGAAAAATATTATAGAAGCAGAAGAACAAAAGATGGATTAGAAAAGGCGAAAAGCAGAGGAAAACAGCTTGGACAGCTAAAAGGTGCAAAGTTAGATGTGAAAAAAGCAAAACGAGCAAAATCAATAATATTGAGAGTGAATAAAAGTTTTTGTGGTAGTTTCGGTGATGTTGAAACATTAGAACGTGTTACGGTATGTAGAAATACATATTATAAATATAAACGTGAATTAATGGAAGAAATAGAGAATACTTCTATTGATTATGTTTTAAAAAAATATCCGTTTATATTTTAATTTTATGATACACGAAAGGATAAAAAGAAAGAAGGAATAAAAGTGTTAATTAAGAAAAATTACAATGTAAAGAGTCTTGTGGAGACATTAGAGGGTGCTTTATCAGTTGCCATTGATGATGGAGAAATTACTGTAGAAATAGGGTTATTAGAAGCAAGTGAGATTCTGGATGTTTTGAATGAAACAAACAAAAGAGAGCAGAAACATCAAACATTAGAAAGTGCTTGTAATTTTATGGAAATGGAAGATGGAACACAGACAAATGAAATGGAATTACATAACAAAAAAGATGCAAATGGTAACATATTAAGAAGTATGGATTGTAATTTAGATGAAATAGAAAGAAGCGATTGCTTCGGAACATATGACGGTGATATAGAATGTGAATGTTGTGATAGTAAAAAGGAATGTATGAATGAGACAAAAGAAAGAGAAGGATGTTTTGGAAAATCTTATGGGAAAAGACCTATCATTATATGTGAGACTTGTAAATATGCAAAACGGTGTGAGGGATTAACAAAACATGAATAAACGTAGCACAAAATGGTATAGAAAAAATGAAGCGGAAGTAATGCATAGATTAGGTATTAATCCTACAATAAATTCTGGTGCAGGATGGATTCAGAAAGAAGATGGGGAAAATGATTTATTTATGTGTCAGCTAAAGTCAACAGACAACAAGAGCATAAGCGTGAAGCAAGAGGATATTAATGCATTAGAATATCATGCTTGTACCTCACATAAGATACCTGTATTTGCACTACAGTTTTTAACAACAGATAGTGTGTATGTTATGATACCAGAAGAAGAATTTAAAGAGTATCAAGAATATAAAAAAGCAAAACAAAATGAAACATTTTCACAAAAAAGTGTTGACATTGAAGAAGAAAAGGAATATAATAAAGATACGCAAAAGGTTAATAGAGATATTAATAAAATGCGTAGTACAAGAGAGCAGTTTTATAAACAGATGGAACAGGAGAGAGAACAACAGGAAAGAGAATTTAAAAACAAAATAAAAGAAAGGAGAAAAGCAACGTGGAAAAGAAATTCAGACAAAAAGGTGTAGCAACCTTTGAGGGTTTGAATATCGGTAAAAACAAGCAGGTAACACTTAAAGTCAAATTAAGATATGATGAAGTGGTAACGTCTGTAGAACTCTTACAGGGATTAAATACAGACATTACAATCCAAGCAAAGCTTGGTGGTGAGTCAGTAAGCTTAGGAATGTTTACTATCGGAGGTATCAATTTTGACAGGGATGGAAATGCAGTTATTCCTTTTAAGTCATTAACAGAGAATGTTAATCTTGATAAGATTACAGAGTTAGTTGACGAGGAATATATACCTCTTAGATTTTTAGCGGTATTAGAATTACCAGAAACAACAGAGAGTGAGGATGAAACAGAGTGGGAAGATTAAAGTATAATCAGCTTGCAAAAGCACAGACAAAAGAAAATCGAAATGTTGTGATTTCAGAAGCCGCAACACTTGATGGTGAAACATTAGGTTATGCGGTATCAGAACAAATTGTAATCCATGAAGGAGAAAAGGACACAACAATGTTCTTAAAGAATGGATTAGGAATTGTTTCTAAAGAAGGACTTGTAAATTTGCGTGATGCAATTAACAAAACATTAGAACAAATTAATTAAAAACTTGTTGACATAACATAGTTCATATGTTATAATATAAATGTAAATAAAAGCAGATAAACAATCAATTTAAAAAAAAGAAAAGGAGAAACAAAATGACAAACAAAGATTTAGAAATGGCAATTATGATTAAGGAAGCAGAGTTAGCAGGATTAAAAGCAATGTTTGAAGGATGCGAAGAAAAGAATGAAGAGCCAGAGAAAGAAGTAAAGAAACCAGCAAGAGGAAGAAAAGCGGCAAAGGCTAAATCAGAGCCAGAAGTAGAGGAAGAAGAAACAGAAGAAGATGCAGGTGATTATGAAAGCATGACAAGCACAGCACTTTACAAGTTATGTTGTGAGAGAGGTATTTCTTCTAAGTGCAAGAAGCGTGATAAGAAAACATTAATCGCAGTTCTGAAAGAAAATGATGCCGCACAGGATGCAGAGGACGACTGGGAGGATGAAGAAGAGCAGGAAACAGACCCATATGCAGGTAAGACAGCGAAGGAACTTTACAAGATGTGTAAAGATAGAGGATTAACCGCAGTACCTAAGAAATCAGCAGATGTTTATGCAAAGATTCTTAAAAAGGCAGATGCAGAAGCCGCAAAGAAAACAAATACAAAAGCACAGGTTGAGGAAGAAGAGGACGATGAGGACGATTGGGAAATCTAATCAGCCAGTAAAATAAATAACCCCATATGAGGGTTGACAATGGGGTGGCAGAAATGCCGCCCTATATTAATTTAATAGGAGAGAACAACATGAGAATGAGTGAAAAAGTGCAAGAAATGTTATTGATTGATTGTAGAAAGCAAGAAGGAAAGGAAAAAATTAATAAGATATTATGGAAGATTAAGCCTATCAAACAGAAAATGATTAAGTTAGGATATGTAAAAGGTGATATAGTACCTTTAGAACAGTTAGAGAAGTTTTTGCAGTTTGTTAGAATACAGTATGGGTACAGGACACAATGGATAAATTCATATTTTGAAACAGACAAAACAAAAAAGCCGCACAAAACAAAATTTGTGTTTTATACACATGGTCTTGTTGATGTGGAAGGTGAATGGATAACAAATATTGAAGGGAAAACAATCTGGGAATTGTTTGCAAAGACAGCCATAGTATTTTATGACGAGATAAAGAAGGGAGAACAGAAAGAATGAGTAAAAACAAAAATGAAGAATTGATTATGCCAAAAACAAAAGCAACCTTTTATACAGATGGTGCTTGCTCTGGAAATCCGGGCATTGGTGGATGGTGTTATGTTGAGGTAGTACCTTATAAGAATGAATATAAAACAGAAACAACGGTGGGTGGGTCAGACGATACCACAAATAATGAAATGGAATTATTAGCCGCTTATAATGCCGTATTAAAGGCATACAGAGAAGGAGTAAAGGAAGTTACAATTTATTCTGATTCGGCTTATGTTGTGAACCCTGTACAAAATAGTTGGTTATTAAAATGGAAATCAAATGGTTGGCAGACTTCCACAGGTAAGGAAGTTAAGAACAAAAGAATTTGGGAACGTATGGCAAAATTGATTTATGAAAAAGGTATGTATATTAATTTTGTTAAGGTAAAAGGACATTCAAGTGATTTGTTAAATGATTTGGCAGACAGGGGGGCAACAAATGAGATTGAACGTAGAAAATATGAAATCATGGGTATGTAATTTATTAAAGGCTATCTTATGTGGTTTTAATGCTCTGGTGGAGCGTGTAGCAGGTTTTATATATAAAAATGCTAGAGAGATAGGCACAGTAGCAAAAGTCTTGTATGTGGTCGTTATGGTGGCTTATATCAAGTGTGATGCAATAGACGCATTTGTCATAACAATTTGTTTGATGTGCATAGCATATGCTATTAAGATAGCCTATCAGAAATTACACAATATGAATGAAGATTTTATACCAAAACCAAGAGAACGGTTTACTAAAGTAAATAAAAGAGGAATGATAGAAGTAGATAGAAGCAGGTGGCAAGAATTAATACAGTATGTATATGAATTAGAAGAATATATGCAAGAAAAACCTTGACAAATAAAAGGTATTATGATATATTATATACATGGAACTCATAAGGATAATTGAGGAAGGAATAGCCATTAAATATTCGCCATTTAACATAAAACTAAATAATGATACGACATAATCTTGGTTTAGTTTAAAAGATAAATTTTTAAAAATTAGGCAGGTAGCTCACAAAAAAAGATTCCTTTAAGTTAAGTTGGTTAATGTAAGGTAGTTGTTAATTGATTATGTCGTATTAAAATATAGGCGGTAAATAAATACCGCCTTTTTAAATATTAAAACAAAAAAGGAGGGAAACAAAAGTTGGGTAGAAAGGGAGAAATGCCAGAGAGTTTTAAAGATGGAAAAATAGATAAATATAATTTCAGAAACAGAACACCCGAAGAAATGCAGGAGATAGTAAGAAAATCTCATGAGAAGAAAAAAGAAAACAATAGAAAGAAAATGGAACTACAAAATTGTATGAGAAGTATTCTTGATTTAGGTGTACAATCTGAGAAACAAAGGAAAGTTTTAAAATCATTTGGCATAACAGACAAGAAAATAACAAATAAAGTGTTGTTGATGGTATCTTTGTATATGAAAGGTGTTAAAGGTGATGTACAGGCAATCAGAGAGATTGTGAATATGATGGATAGGTTGGACATTCTGGAAGACACAGGTAATATTACACAAGGTATCAACATTAACCTTGTTCCTGTGCAAAGTAATACAGAACAAGAACAGCAAGAATTATCAGATGAGGATGCATACTGGGATTTAGAGGATGAATCAGAAGACTGGGGAGAAGATATTTACAAACCATGAAAACAAAACAAAAGGATAGCAAAAAGAAAGAACCAAAAGTATTATGGATTGCGGTAACACCAGATAGATATGAACTTCCAGTGTGTGTTTGTGATAGTCAGAAAGACCTTGCAGAGCGTTTGGGAGTTACGGTGAGTAATATATCACATCTGGCAGAAAGAAAGCGTAGAAGCAGTCGTAGTAAGTATTATGTGTATAAAGTGAGGAATGTGTAATGGTATGCAACGTATATAATTCATTGAGTATTCGACAAAAGCCAAACAGAAAAGGTAAGGTTTTAGGAACAATGTCAATGAATAAAGTAGTTAACATTGTTGGCAAAAAATATGTGTGGGATAAAAACATCCCATATGTAAAAGTACAGTATTGTAACATTACAGGATATGTAAATGCCAAGTATGTTAAAGGACTTGTGTTGAAAAAAAAACAAAAGAAAAATAAAAAATATCCGTGGGTAGTTGTATTAAGTAATGGGAAACAAAACAAAAGAATCAAGGTTGTAAGGCAGTATAGTTTTGGTGAGTATATATCAAAACATGGTTGTTCCATTGCCGCTATTGTAGAAGCATTAGAGATTTATGGAATAAATAAAAGTCCATATGAAATAAATAAGTATTGCAGAAGCCATTATAAGTTTAATGGAAGTAAGGTAGCAATTCATGGAGCATATAAAACAGTAAAAGCAATATCAAAGAAGAACCCTGTTTATCATGATGTAAAACAAAACAATAAAACAAGCATTAGAAAGGTAATCAAAGAATCTTTAAAGGCAGGTAAAAAAGTAGTGATTGAACAAAAGAATCCAATACATACCTATGTTGCTTTAGGATTTGCCCTTAATGGTAAAATAGTAATCGCAACAAGTGGACAACTTAAAGAAGTATCACTTGCATGGATTATGAAAACAATAAACACAGGTGATGGTTCAAAAGCAGATTATTTTAAAGGTTCAAAAGCAGATGCAGGTATTTTTGTTATTTAGTCAAATAGAGCCATAGAAGCATTCTAAGGTATAAGGGTATAAATGCCATGTAAAAATATATAGAATGTCTATATGAGCCTATATGAAGCCTAGAAAGGTGGTTTAATATGTTTGTAATTAATATAAATTGTAATAATTGCGGCAATAAGAATAATTGTATGTATGAAGATAGAACAAAAGAATTAAAACAAATCTTAGAAAAGCAATATGATAAAAACAAATATTATAATTTAGGTGGTTATATAAAGTGTGCATTTTATGTATCAGAATAATATAATATATAAATATATTTAATATAATATATATAAACAAACATTTTTAGAACGAAACAACAAAACATAACAGAAAGGAAATAAAACAATATGAAAAACAAAGAACTAAACATAAAATATAGACCAATAAAGGAATTAAAACCATATAAGAAAAATGCAAAGAAGCATAACAAAGAACAAGTAGAACAGATAGCCAATAGTATCAAAGAATTTGGTTTTACACAGCCTGTTATAATTGATAAACATGATTGTGTGGTAGCAGGACATGGAAGAATCTTAGGAGCAAAGAAAGCAGGACTAAAACAAGTTCCTACTGTATGTTTAGATGAGTTAACAGAAGAACAAATAAAAGCATACAGGTTAGTAGATAACAAACTGAATGAAAGCGAATGGGATTATAGTTTACTTGATGAAGAGATAGAACAGCTTACAGATATGGACATGGATTTGTTTGGGTTTGATGAAGTCGTAGAAATAACAAAAGATGATGAAGCAAAAAAGAAAGTTGAATTTGAAATAAAAGAAAAATATGAGGTACACATTATTTGTAAGGATGAAAAACAAATGGAACAAGTTTTTAATAAGGTAAAGGGGTATGGTAAAGAGTGCAAGTTAGTTTCAACATTATAAAAAAAACAAAAATAAATGACTCATTTAGAACTAGAAAAATAATGAGTGATTTTGATTATAAACAAAATGAAACAATAACAAGTTTGAAAGGAACAATACAAACACCAAAGAAGTGGAATATTGGTTGTATTGTAGGCTCTAGTGGTACAGGTAAAAGCACGATAGCGAGAACAAAATTCGGTAAGTATTATGTTAACGGTTTTGAATATGACAACAACAGTGTTCTTGACAATATGAATGAGCAATGTACGGTCGAAGAAATAACCAAGATGTTTTACAGAGTTGGGTTTGGGTCTGTTCCAGAATGGTTTAAACCGTATAGTTGTTTAAGCACAGGAGAAAAGATGCGTGTTGATGTTGCTAGAGCGTTGTTACAAAGCAATAAAGTAGTGTATGATGAATTTACAAGTGTGGTAGATAGAACCGTTGCACATAATTTATGCATAGCATTGAGCAAATATTTGAAACAAACAAATAAACAATTTATTGCAGTTAGTTGTCATAAAGATATTATAGATTATTTGCAACCAGATTGGGTATTCGATACAGATACTATGCAAATGGTTTTTCAATTCGCCCCAAGCCAAAACAAAAGTTCACGGTTAGAAAGTGTAAGAGAGGCGAGTGGGGCAAGTTTAGGAAGTATCATTATTTGAATAGTGAGCTGAGTAACTCTTCAAAATGTTTTGGGTTATACAACGAACAAAACGAAATCATTGGCTTTTGTGCTGTGTTGCATCAACCACATAACAAAATACTCAATTTAAAAAGGGTGCATAGAGTTGTGATATTACCAGATTATCAAGGTATAGGGTTAGGAACAAGATTTTTAAATATTGTTGCTGAATATATAACTAAGCAAGGAAATGAATTTTGTATTGTTACAAGTGCTAAGAACATGATAAGAGCATTGTATAAAAGTGATAAATGGTTTTGCACAGGGTATCATAAGAGCAATCCTAATAAAGGTAGTATTCAAGATAATAAAACTTGCAGAACAGATTGTTTGTGTGGAAGATTTATGTATAAAACAAATAGATATATTTAATTTAAGGCACATTATCTTATGTGCCTATTTTTATGTAAATAAATATAAAACAAATTACCAAAAAAGTATTGACATATTAATATATTATGTTATAATAAATATAAGTTAATAAGAGAGAACAAAGAGAAAGGAAGTAAATATTATGTTATACAATGTTGAGGTAAGAGAAAACAATACACAGGAGTTTGATAATTGGGTAGGAGATTATACAGAAGCAGAAACAAAAGAAGAAGCAATCGAATTAGTAAAACAGTGGTTGATTGATAATGGTTATACAGATGATGTTGAGGAATTAGAGTTTAATGTTGAGAAAGTTAAATAAAATTTAAAAAATAGTGGTTGACAAAACAAGATGCAGATGTTATAATAAAGTTACAAAGTTGATAGAGAAAACAAAAAAAAGAGAGGTAAACAAAATGAAAAAGTTAAACAAATATGATTTTAAGGTAATTGATGAATTTGAATGTAACATCACAAAGAGGGTAAGTATTTATGAAGATGAAAACAAAAACATTCATGTAATAGATGAGTTTGATTGTGATATTACAAAAACAGTAAGAGCAACAAGAATAAATAAATAACCTATTGAGTGTAATAGAATAAAGCAAGTGTTATAATCAAAACAAGTTAAGAGAGGAAGCAAAGAGAATGAAAGAAGAAAGATTATATGAATTAGCATACGAAGCCTTATCGAATAAATGGGCAAGAGAGTATGATTTTTTAAAAGAACATCCAGAAGATGAAATCTCAAAGATTAGGGAAAGAGAATTGTGGAATGAGTTAATAGAACTTAAAGAAGAAATGAAAGCAAAAGGATGGACTGAATCCGAATATATTGAAAAGCCAGTGATTAGTAAGAAAGACAGAGCAATTATTGATTATATTATAGGCGAGTTTAAATACATTGCAAGAGATAGAGATAATAAATTATTCTTATATGAAAAAGAACCATATAAGAATAGCGATAAGAGTTGGGTGCATATTGGAGTAAATTGTTTTTGTTTAAATCATCGTATCTGTGTTGATTTCCCTATGGTTAAGTGGGAAGATGAAGAACCGTGGCTTATTGAAGATTTGAAGAAGTTAGAAGTTGTGGAAGAATATGAATATTTAAATAAATAGGTTGGTGTGAGAATATGGTAATTAATGATTTAATGGATTTAATAAAAAAGCTGTTTAATGATGATTATGCAAACATAGTTATAATTGATTCAAGCAATAGACAAAGACACGAAGCAGAGAGGTTGACAGTTAAAGAATTGAAAAAATATGATATAAATAAAATATATAATATATCGGCAGAAGATGATAAAATATATATTTGTTTTTAATGATAGGAGGAATTGAAAATGGATATAGAAGAAAGAATGTGCAGGTATCCAGAGTATTTTACTAAACAAGGTAAATACATTTGGGAGAATGGTTTGGAAGGGCAGGTAGAAGATGTAATGGAGAAGATTCCATGTAGTAGAGAAATGGCAATCGAATATGTTTATATAATGCATAAAGCATTTAATGGAATTGATTAAAATAGATTAAATTAATGGTTGACATAATCTAATAAATGTGTTATTATTATATTGTAATCGAAGTAATCGTAATGATAATCTTCACCTTGTCGGTTGTATAGGTTAAACCGTCATAATGGGTATTAGCCAAGCGGTAAGGCATAGGACTTTGACTCCTAGATGCGTTGGTTCAAATCCAACATACCCAGTAAGGAAAGTTAGCTCAGATGGTAGTAGCGTTCGGCTCATAACCGATAGGTCGTAGGTTCGATTCCTACACTTTCCATTTGTAACAAATAAATAAAACATTAATCAAGAAAGGAAACAGAGTAATGGAAGAAAACAAAACTAGAGAAGAAAGAACAAGAACAGAGAATTATGAAAAAATGACCGCAAAAGAGTTGTTTCATAGATGTTTAGACAAAGGTATCGAATGTCCTATTAAAAAGCCAAGAGAGTATTATCTTGAATTGTTAAAAGGGACTAAAACAAAAGAAGAAGCAAAGCAAGATATTATCATCGAGAAGCTTGATAATATTCAGATGCAGAATGGTGTTGTAATGTCAACAATAGGCAATATAATTTTTGTTATGTTAGACAAAAAGGATAAATTAGATTTGAATGTTATACATAGAGCTAGTTTAGATGATTGCATTGCAACTATTGCAGGAGCATTAAGAAAGATAGAAATGGACACAGGAATGTATACAGAGGAAGAAATGAAACAGAGTGATAAAAAAGCAGGTGATATTTTAGATATGATTTTAGATTTATTAAAATAATGCCTTGACAAAATAAAATAATATGATATACTATTAATAGACAGAAAGCAATGTAGTAGGTGCGAATATAAAGTATCATTACATTGCTTTTTGTACTATGTAGAGGTAGGTAGAGAACAAAGATGGATATTGATGTAAAAATATCAGAAAGGTTTTCATCCTACATCATGGACTGGGATTATGAAAAGTATTTAGTAATTGGCGGCTATGGTAGTGGTAAGAGTCAAGCGACAGCACAGAAGATAGTGTTAAAATTATTACAAGAAAAACGTACTTGTCTAGTTGTAAGGAATGTATTTACAACGATAAAAGATTCTTGTTTTGAAATATTAAAACAAATTGTTAGTGACATGGATTTGTTATCGTTTAAAGACAAAGACAGAAATAAAATAGTGTTCGTTAAGTCTCCAATGGAGGTACGTTTTCCAAACGGTAGCAGAATTATATTTAGAGGAATGGACAATACGGAGAAGATAAAGTCCATACATGGGGTTTCTATCGTGTGGATGGAAGAATGTTCAGAGTTAAATTACAAAGCTTACACAGAGATATTAGGACGTGTCAGACAGCCTAATATGACATTGCATTTTATATTAACGTGTAATCCTGTAGGAAGGGAAAACTGGGTGTATGATTTATTTTTTACACATACAGAAAAGAAGGAAGACAAGATTATTAAGAATACTGTACAGGATGAAGAAGAGTTATATAGACGTAGGACATTAGTAAACAAAAAGAATGGTGTTTATTACCATCATAGTACAGTTGATGATAACCCATTCTTGCCGCAATCATATATAGATAATCTTGAGGAATTAAAGTATATTGATGAATCATTGTACCAAGTAGCCAGATTTGGTAAGTTTGGAGCAAATGGAATAAAAGTGTTACCGAATTTTACAGTTGCTACAAATGCAAAAGAGTTTAAGGCAGTTGTACATAGGATTCCATCAAAATTCCATTTCTTTGGTTTTGACTTTGGTTTTGAAACATCATTTAATGCACTTATTTCTTGTTGTGTTGATGATGCAGAAAAGGTTTTATATATTTATGATGAAGTATATATGAATAACATAACAGACGATAAGTTTTCTAAAAGGGATGATGTACAAAAAGTGAAAGATAGGTCTATCGCATTAGATAAACCAATTATATGTGATAGTGCAGAACCTAAAACAATTAAGTATTACAGACAAGAGGGTTTCTATGTTAAGAAGTGCAAAAAATACATTGGCAGTAGATTACAGAATACAAAGAAAATAAAGAGGTTTAAAAAGATAGTTTGTTCGCCTCGTTGTGTAAACACAATCATAGAGTTAAAAGATTTAGTTTATGCAAAGGATACAAAGGATGAACCAATATATGACCAATTTAATATTGACCCACATACGTTTAGTGCCTTGTGGTATGCATTAGATAATTATACAGTAGCAGATATAAAAGAACAAAAAACAAATAGTAGAGCAGGTTAGGGGGTGAAACAAAAATGGTTTTGTTTGTAGATAAAAACAACAGGTTATCAAAGATAAGCGAAGCAAGAGAAGGAGATAAAGAGGTGGATGTAACATTTACGAGTACTGTTAGAAACCTTCCTCATGTCTTAAAAGTGGATAGTCTAACAATGGAGGATTATATCCCATTGGTAAATAAAAAATGCAGAATACCAGATAAATTTAATATTTGTGATAGTATTGAATTATCTGTTATAACAAAAGAAAATGGGGAGAATTATAGCACAAACAAAATAACAATAAATATGAAAGGAGGATACTAAGTGCCTAGTTTAGAAGAAGCAATGAGACAATCAGAGGATGGCATAGAGCAGTTAGACGATGGATTAATAACACCAGTAAATGATGTATTTATGATTAATCCTGAAACAAGAATTATTGAAGTGCCAGAGAGTGAAAGATTGTTTGGTGTAAATTTTGATAAGGATGTTGAGAAAAAATATTTTAAATGTCCAAAGATTGTTGGGAATAACATTGATTTATCAAAACATAAAATTTATGTTGTGTATCAAAAAGCAGATGAGAATGTTACAACAGTAATGGGTGAAGTTGGCAAGTATTGGTGTGAAGATGTAAAGGTTGATGAAACAGGAGATTATATAGAGTTTTCTTGGTTGTTATCGGGCAATGTATTAGAAGAACAAGGCTTTATTGCTTTTAAGGTTGTAGCCGTATATACAGATACAGAAACAGGGGAATTGAAAACAAGGTGGAATACAGTTCCTAGTGTTGGGATTGTCGCATATACATTATCGGATGGAGAAGAGATAGCAGAACAATATGCAGATGTGATAACACAATTATTGCAAAGAATGGAAACATTAGAAAAAATAACATTAGAATTAAAATTTGATTCAAAAAAAAGATATATATATGTATAGTATTAGAAGGGGAATGTAAAAGAATAGAATATGTTATAGTGGAATGATAAGAAGGAGAAAAAAATGGACATTGGTAAAATTGAGAAAGGAAGTATCCAAGTTGTTGGTAGAGAAGGTAATAGAGTTTATTTACAGTGTTTAAAGAAAGATGTAATTAATTTACCAAAGCAGGAAATCCTAAGTGGTAGTAGTTGTTTTGTTTTAGATGCATTGGATACCGAAAATTGTTTATATGTTTATAATAAAGTAAAAAATGAAGAAGGTCAATGGTATCCTTTGTAGGAAGGAGAATTAAATGCAAGCAATGTTATTACAAATATATGGTGCTTTATTGAGAAAAGTTAAAGCACAAGGCGTAACGCAAGAAAAAATAGATATAGCGGTTGAGTCATATCTTGAAAGAAATCCTATAAAAAAAATAGAGTATGATTCAAAAAAAAGATTATTAAGATAGGAAGGTTTTGAGCATGAAAGAAGGAAAGGCAGAATATTTTGTTGCTGTGGATATTGAAACAAAAGAAGAAATTTATGTAAAAGTAATACCACCACAACCAGAAGGTGATGATTTAGGAGGCATAACAGAAGAAGAGAAAGAAAAGATTTATAAAAATGAGGAAGAATTAGGAAACAAAATTACAAAATTCTATGCATCAAATCAAGGTGAAACCCATATTACTGATTCTGATAATGGAAAGATTCAGAATATGATGCTGTATGGCAAATCATCACAGGATGGAACGCCCTCACTCGAAAATCCAGTTGAGATTAAGAGCGTGGTAAACCCTGTTATTAAGATTTGTGGGAAGAATTTGTTTGATTCTAAAAAATTCCCAATTATATTAAACAGGGCGATAGATACCAATACAGGTAAGATATATGAATCGTTGAGCGGAAATTATTGTGCTATTGAGAAGTATATACCTTTTCCGTATAGTGGAAAAAAGTTTCATTTAACGCTTCAATGACATTATGTGCATATGACAAAGATTATA